TTGATAAATAGCAATTTGCGTGGTTACTTTATTGGTAAAATATTGGCCATAATGTTTTTTAACTGATTTAAAATTATTATATTTGCTATACTTAAATTTTTTGATACTTATGGATAAACAAGAATTAGATAATTTGAAGGATGAAATTATAGATTTTATCTTGAATAAAAAGTGCCCATCCATAAAGCCCAATAGTAAATATGTGAGGCCATTAGAGTTGGATGAAATAATAAATAAAGTATATCTTGACACTAGAAATTGCCTTGTTGATAATATTGCAGAATATCTGAATGATAAGAACCGGGATGAAATGAAATTTTATTGTCAGCTTGAAGATAGAATACTGTCAATGGATTCTTTAAATCCTCACAAAGAAATAGACCCATACAAAAACTATTTTGTTTCAGAAAATAATGGTCAAAAATTGAAACATGTGCAAGATTTAGAATCATTGTTAGAAAAACATGATGGGGGTGAATTGGAATTGATAGAATTAGCTCAAGTTTATCATGGAATATTGCATATAGGCGAGAAAGGATCTGGTAAAACTTTATCTCAAAATGTTTGGTTGTATAATAATAATAACAAGCTTGAAGAAAATGGAATTGTTTGGGTAAGGCTTGATTGCTCTAAATTAAAGCGCATTTGGGAAAAGTCAAATTCTACTAGAAAAGTTAGTACGGAAAAATATTTATTGGGACAATTAGTATATGTTTTTAGTAAGCATTTTCAGAGTAAATTCCCCAATTATTGTAGTCCGCTATTTGCCCAAATTGCAGATAAATTATCAATAGATAGTGAGAATGAAATTCAAGACCCTATAACTGAAAGCAAAAATCTTAGTATAGAACACTCTGAAGAAGAAAGGTTTGCATATTCCGCTGAAAAAAAGAAAATGAAAACTATTATTGATTATCTGACATACTTTGAATACATTATTGCAAAACATGAAAATACCTTCATTGAAGGCGGGGATGCAAGAAAGAATGATTCAGAAAAGACAGATACTTCAAAAAGTTTTTTCATTGACAAAATTTTGATTGAATGGCAAAATCAAGGTGATAATCAATTATCCATTGAATGGTATGCAGTAGCAAATAGGCTCAGAAATTTTATATTAGAGAAAGGGTATTATTTATTCTATATAATTGATGGAATAGATAGTATTAGTTTTTTCTTTGCTGATAGGAAAAACTATATAAATGAAATGTTGTCAATGCTGTATGATTTCCCTTTGAAAAATTCCTCCTCAAAAGCAGGTAAAAACGAACTTGTTATGATCTCATTACGAGATACTACTTTTGAAACAATGAAAGGAATACAGTTAACAAATATATATAGTGATTCATTTCCGAATAAGGATATTTCTCGTTTTTTTATTATCAGGCAAGAAACAAACAATCTACTGAAACGTTTTCTTGATAAAAGAGTAGACTTTATGTTAGATCAAATGTCTAAATATCATTACAATGATTGTTTTATGGCAAAAGTATTAAAAACAATCAAAGACTTTAATATCATTGTCGAAGAAAAAAGATGGCATTCAAATATTAGATGTTTCTTTTACAACCATATTTCTTTAGCCAAATTAATAACATTTAAGTATTACTTTGCAGGTCAACCAAACAATTTCAATATTAAAGAGCAAATCTCTATATATGAAGATGATAACTTTTTTTTGAATGGAGAAGCGTTCTTCTATAGTTCCAGACCGGCTATTTCAAATAAAGGTGGTCACTGCTTTAATTTGTTTAGTAGTCAAGGGGTGAATGAAAAATTACATTTTATACACACAAGAGTATTACAAGTGATAAAAACTAATCCTGGCATAACATATCAAAGAATAGAAAGTATCGTAGCAGTTTTTCAAGCATCTAGTGATGATTGTAAACCAACAATTGACCGTCTTGTTAGTGCAGGAATGATAATACCAACAACTGGAGTATTTGATAAAGGAACAACATATAAAATCAGTGAAAAAGGAGATTTTGTGTTAAGTAGTTTCTACAATAATATTAATTATCTTTACTATGCAAGTTTAGACACTATTTTACCAACTCAAATAATTGATAAATTCAGGATAGCGCCTAATAATTTCACCCATTCCAATCAAGAAAAAAGATACTATCCAGCATCCTGTATCATAACCGGGGCTATTTTCTTACAATATCTTATTGCTGAAAATAGAAAAATAATAAATGGGAAAAAAACAAAGCTAAAAGCAATGGGATTTGCTACTCCTCAAAGTTTTATGGAACTACCTATTAACAAAAAAGCATTAGAAAAATCAATTATGTCTATGTTACAAATAGCAACAAAAGACCCTGAATGTATCAAAATTATAAAGGAATGGACAAACACTAGACAATGAAGAATTTATTTATTTTTTTAGGCTTAATAAGTTTGATTATTACAGGTACTATGATAGGAGTTATTATTGTTAATATGCCTGCGTATTATGATGCTTTTATATTAGACAGCAAAGGGGCTAATATTGGTGCTGCAATAGGAGGAATAGGAACCATAGTAGTTGGAATTGCCAATATAATAATGTTATATTTAGCATTTAAGAAACAAACTGAAGCCAATGACATTCAGAATGGTTTAATTGCTTCAAATGCAGAAAAAAATGCTTTGGAAATAGAAAATCTCAGGCATCAAAATACAGAATATGAAGAGAATGAAAAAAAACATGCACTTGAAATAAAAAATTTACAGGATAAATATGCACTTGAAATAAAAAAAATGCAGGATAAATATAAGGCTGAGAGAGAGGCTACAGAGCTTAATAGATACCTCACAATGTTAGATTATATAAAGAAACAATGGGAATCCATATACTTCGAAGATGATAAAAACAAATATATAGGAAGTGCAGCAGTTAAAAAATATTTTGAATTACCCTATAGTAGTGATATGGAAAAGTCAGATTTATATTCTAATATATGTTTAACCATATATGAATTTAAAAACACTCTTCAAATGATAGAGAAAATTAGATTGGAGAAAAAGATAAAAAAAGAAATATTTTCGATAATGCAGCCATTTTATATAACTCATATTCAAATAGCTTATGAACAAATAAGTAAAGTAATTATGAATAATGACCTAAAAAATGTGAATGCGGAAATAGAAATGATATTTAATAAATACCTCTAAAAAGCAGGAAATAATAATTGAGTAGTAGAATCATATCGGAATCAATTCCGATATGATTTATAATTTACTAAAGACTTAACCCATCACCGATCTGAATATCAAAAGGATTCAGATCAAATTCATGAGTAATGTTAGTATCGTCCTGCTGACTCTCCATGCCGTCCTCATTAAAAATACATCCTTTCAGGGTTACGCTGGACGTATCCCAGTCATCTGTTCCCATCGGATTGGCAAAAGAGACGATCAGATCGAACTCTCCGATATCCATCAGTGAACCGTATGTACTTCTGAGGGCTTGCTGGGTAGCATAGTCCATAGTGATGGAAGCGGTATAGGTAATATTACCGAACCCTCTCGATACGGGGCGCCCGCCGAGACCGTAATTGCTCTCGACTTTGCGCTTTTTATTCCACTTGATGCCGCTTACTCCCTCCAGAGTGGTACTGCCTTCCTCAACGCCCAGTGCGGTAGAGGCAAGTGTTATCATACTCCAGGAGTAGGCGACGTTATTAATTACAGCCATAGTTTATTGTTATTTAGCGGTTAATGAAAGGCCCTCTTCGACGTAAATTTTCACGGCTACACCAACAGGTACAATGACATAACTGATACGCAGCGTATCGTCAACCAACACATTCTGATTAGCGTCGATATTAACCGAATAACCGCTAATCTCCTGGTCGCTCTGCATCTTTTTCAGAATGTCACCAATCAATGTCTTAAATGCCGTGATTTTGGAAGGGGCCAAAAATCCCGTTGTCGGATTGACCATTAACGGACTGTTTACATAAGGCAATAGAGCAGAACGAACAGCACGTCTTGACTTGTTGATGGTCCGGTTCCGAGCAATAGTCCGGAAGTCACCGTCGGAACACGTCTGATCTTTTGAGATATAAATCCCGTTCTCACGACCGGCATATTTAATCAGAAAGATGTACCCTTTGTCGTCGAGGTCGTCCAGCAAGGTGGGAGATAATGACTCATAGGCATTCAGACTGATAAACTCTTCACCGTCGGTCTGGTTTATATCCCCGAATCCCAGTTCAATATTCTGGAAGTTGTCATCGAATAAATTGAATTGCTTGACCCATGCCACAGACTCCTGAACATTTGCTTTTGCCAGACATCCCAGCATGGCACCGAGAAAACCGACGGGAGTATTGTTCTTATTGGCCTTCTGCATGGTCGAAACCAGAGTTGACCGGGCTTGTCCGAAAATCACGCTGGTACGGGAAGACTCGCAAAGTGCGGTCGGAATCTTGTTCAGGTCGATTTTCTTGCCTTCTGCCGTATCCGCCCCGGTATTGGAACAGTTCGCTGCCAGAATGATAGAAAGCGGCTGGTGCTGCTCGGCCATTGCTACCGCCTTGTCGTTAACGGACTTTACCAGGTTGAGCGTATATTTCTCTTCGGCACCGTTTTGTCTCCAGAGTGGTTGTTCGGTATAGATACCCAACTGGTTAATCGTACCGCCCGAAACTCTTTGCATAATGTCGATAGCGTCCCAATTCTGGCTGCAATCGGCGAACATGACATATAGTTTGCCGTTACCGTCAATATTCCCGCTCATGCGGAAAAATTCACGGATATGGTAGGCGGGAATGCCGTGATAGAAATTCACATTGTTCTCTTCATCCTCGGTAGCGGACACCCTTTCGATAATACCAAAGTCTTGACTGGCGGATTTACGGCTCGTTACATAAAGGACATCATTGAGTGCCAGGTTGCCTTCGTTGTTTTTCCCGTAACCGGCGGTAAAAAGCTCCGGTTGCAAGGATACGTCAAACAGCAGTCCGGTCACCTTTTCATTCCCCGATGCCGTGCCACGGGGAATATTGCCGTCTGTCGTTTTTATTACTACATTTCCTAATGCCATTTTTGTTGTGATTTAAGGTTTATGGTAAGGGTTCTTGTAAAGCACCGCATTTCCCCTGATTCTTTCGGGAGTGTCCGGAGTGTAAGTTCCTCCCTGGTGGTCTATATACATGGAGGCATAAGCGGGAAAAGCACGGAGGATATTCAATGTGTATTCGCTTGGTTCCGGCTCTTTCTCCTTAGTCTTCTTTACGGGTGTTGTAACGGAAGGCTCCACCGGTGCCTGCGTGGTATTTTCTTCAATAACGGGGATAACCTGCTCTTCCCCTTCTGTGGTTACTTTCTGTTTTGCCATAGGTTGAGATGTGTGGAAATAATAGAAAAAAGGGGAACGGGAAATGAATCCCCATCCCCCCGGTATTAAAGTCTAAGGTTAGCCCGTAGGCGCGTCAGCGGCTTTCCTATAAGCCGTATGAACTACAATTTCAGCCGGTCGGACGATATTTACGTCCATTTTGAGGCGCATCTGGAAAAAGAATAATTCCGAATTGCTTTGCAGGCGGTCCACTTTCAATACCTCGGTATCGTTTGCGTAATCAACCCCCATCCAGAGATTCGAGTCCATGCCGGTGGTAAACTCACCCAAAACAATCGTATGCTCAGGCACTCCGACCAGTGGAATGATGCGCTTGCCTTTGAAACGGTAGCGGTTTACTTCCGTATTCTCGGAATACTTGACCATCTTGTCCGTAACATATTGGTCGTAGGCATCCCACGCTTCCCAGCTCATAAGGAATGTCAGCCCGGCTTTCTTACGGATTTGCTTGGGACATTTCTTCCACATGCCATACAGAGCTTTTTCCACTGCCGCACCATCCGGAAGTTCGGTATTGCCCGCAAGTACACATTGACCGCCCGCAATGGTTTCCTTGTCCGTGGCGTTGATATTGTCGATGATGCGCTTGATAGCACCGTCGAAATATTTTTCCTTGCCACGTCCGATGATAAGAGAGTCTGCCGGACAAGTAATTCCCGCCGCTGCCGAACCGCCTTTGGCGCTTGTCCAAATAGCATTCCCGATATACTCGTTTTTCTTATCCATCAGCAAACGCAACATGGTTGCCTGAACCTTCGGGTCGAGCTCTCGAAAGACAAGATTACCTTCGGGTTGGGCGAAACGCCAGTATTTCTCATAATCGCGGGGATTGAATTCCAGGTAAACCATAAAGTCCTGCGGAATCAAATAACGCTCGGTAAATTCGTACTCGTTTTCCCCGTTCTCGCCTTTGGCACCATGTGTGCTTGTGGGGGTAGGCATATTATCCTGAATGATATCACCCAGCCGGATGGACGGCAAGGTGTATTTGTGCTGGATGCCTGATTTGATATGAATCAGACCTTCTTTGAAAGTATCATTTCCCTGTGCGGTGTACGTGAGCAAGTCTTCGAGGACTTCACCGTTGTAGCCATTCTGCAAAAAGGAAACCGTATTAGCTGCTTCTGCCATGTTTCGTTAGATTTAAGTTTAAGGTTAATTAGGATGATGGAGTATCAGGACATTTTCTTGAACTCGAAGTTTTCGCCCACCACGGCTTTCACTTTTTCAGCCATGATTGTTTCGGCTGTCCTGGTTCCTTGTACTGTAGCCTGAATGTTCTCCGGGTCAGAAGCGATCTCCTGGGAGATGATTTCACGGGCGGGAATGGATTTCAGTGTGCTTTCTGCCAGATCATAGTTGGATGCTGCCATCTGGGTCCACTGTGCTTCCGCCCCCTTGTCGATCTTGCCTTCATTAATGGCCGCTTCAACCAGTGTCTTGATTTTCAATTTCTTTTCGTCGGCTTCTTTGGTCTCATAGACATTCAGTTTGGCTTTCACTTCGGAAAGGTCTTTTTGCAGGTTCTGTACGGTGGCTTCCTTACCGGCGATAATCAACTGGGCGTCGTTCAATGCTTTACTGGTAGTGTCCAGCTTGGCTTCAACACCCATAAGGGTGGAAATACGTGCCATTACGTCCTTGACATCGCTGTCTTTCATGCCCAGCGTTGCGGCGACCGCACCAAATTCTATTCCGAGAGTTTTTTCTTCATTCATAAGTGTGTTTTTGATGTTCTCGATGTTCTGATTAAGATTAGGGCAGGAAGCCTGAAAGTGTTTATTTTCGACCTCCAACGGAGCGGCCTCGCTACAAATCCGGCTCATCAGGTCTTGTATCTCCGTTATATCCTTCGTCAGATCGAGTTCACTCTTTACCTTGTCACACAACTGTTTGGAGGTATGGATAACATTACCTGCCGGAATGATACCGGCTTTGACGGCAGATTGGGCATTGAAATAAGTACCGTCCTTACCCGCCTCCCCAGCCATGATCGCTTGAACCTGCTCCTTTTTTAGTCCGAAACGCTTGCGATAAATCATTTCGACCTGATAGGTGAATGCTTTTACAAGATCGGATGGCTCCGAATTATCAGCCGATGGCAGAAAAGGATTATGTATCATCAGGATGGAGTAGTCACGCATTAATGACTTGGTTCCTGCCGCCCAGATGATTGATGCCATACTCGCAGCCATTCCCTCAATGACACACTCTGTTTCAACAGTGGAATTTTGAATAGTCGAATAGGTTGACATCCCATAGAGGACACTGCCGCCTTCCGAGTTAATCAGCACCCGTATCAAACGGGGACAAATCACATTCTCCAGAAACTCAAACTCCCGGTTGAACTGGGCGGTGGAATCTTCCGTAACCTTACCGGAGAAGCGGATAGTGGCAATATCTCCGGCTTTGGCTTCCCCGACAACGTATTTCAAATCGTTTATTGTCATAAATTCTTTTTCAAAGAATAGGGTAGCGAAGCCGGATATGTTGATAAACGGCTATCCGTCAGGCTCAGGCTCGGATTCCGGTGTTTTTTCTTCTTTATCGTCCTCGTCCTCTTCGACGGAGGGGACATAACCGGTTGCTTCTTTATAGTTCGGGTGTTTGTGGTTGCCATGTCCCCCCTCGTCATGCTGCGGTGCATCGGCATGGTTGGTAAAAGGCGGCATGACGAGGTAACGTTCAATCCAGTCTTTGTATTTCCAGGCTGATGACTCTTTGAACCAGACTTCGTAGTCAATCCAGTACGCCTGTAACATATTAACCGTTACAGGCATGTCAAAATAGGTCAGGTTGCATCTTTCATTAAGTGCGGGTTCGTGGTTCTTGGCATCCTGAATAGCGACATTCAAGCGCTGAAACACCCAGAACGCATCGCATTCACGCTCCGGGTCCTCGTTGTTCAGGATATTAAGGATAAACCGAATACGCATCGTTGCCCGTCCTTCGCCAATCCGTTGCTGCTGTACCAGATACCTTACATTAACGAAATGGACAAATACTGCCGGGAAAGCAATCTCCGTTTCCAGGTTTTCGTCCCTTACTATCCGGGCAAACTGCCCGTTGTCAATGGCAATCGTCCTGAAAAAGGGTTCACTTTCCGGATTATCCGGGTCTTCACGTAAAGTAAGTATGGCCCGCTTGACCGCCTGGTACATATTTACAAACGGGTTTTCCGCTACTTCTTCCGGGATGGATGTTCTACTCTTTTCCTGTGCCGGTATAGGAAGGTGTTTGTCTTTTATCATCGTCGTGGCATGTTTCTGAATAATATTTTAGTTAGATGTTCGTTCACATCGGAATCCAGTTTGGGGCTGAATCCGATGAACTGCCTCCAGACAGGTCGCCGGGACGAATACTGGTTAACAGTGTAACCTGATAAACTGGGGTCTGTATTGTGTATCGCGGCATATCCTTTGGCCTTGGTATTACGTCCGCGTTTTCCTTTCGAGGCATATCCGACCTCTTCCGACTGGATATCAAACCGGGCACCCCGCTTGAAAAGGCGTTTCCCGTTATCACGCCAGCCGGTCCGGTTATTCTCCCGGGCAAATTCATCTCCTTTGATGTTGCTTGCCAGCATTTCGGTATCCTTCATCACTGGATGGGTGAATTTCTTTCCCCATCTGGATTCACGGGGTTTCCAGGCTTGTCCGCTACCATAAAACCCTCCGGCTAAAAAAGAAGTCCTGAAAAAGCGTTTTGAATAATTTCCGGTTACGGTCGTGAAGTCAAAAACATTTTTCTGGAACTGGCTGACAAGATAACGGTCCCCCTTCAGCCATTGGTTACAAAACTCGTCAATAGTTATTTTCATAAGTGGAATTTTGTTTTAATGCGTTGTCTGATAGCTTCCGCTTCCGGACGGAACGGAGTCTTGAAGTAAGGATGCGCACCGGAAAAAATACGGCCTCCGGTAGCAAGGCTTTCACGAAACACCGGATGTACCGGATGCGCTGTACCTTTGCCGGGTAACGAAGCGGTTACCGAAGAAAAACCGTCGGAAACCAGGTAACACCGGCACCCCCATTCAAGAGGCGGTATCAATTCCGGAGGAAACTCACTTTTCCGGTAGGTCAGCCCTTCCTGTGACAAATGCCAGGCTCTTACACGTTCATCCCCTTGTGTCATAAACGTAACCCAGTTTTCATCTGGGATATTGAGCCACCAGGCGGCTATCGTGGCGGCATACAATACATCGTCATTCTCTCTCCGTGCAAATGTCTCGTTGTATCTCTGGCATACAAGCAGGCATTCTTCCATATCTTCCGGGGTATGGCCTGTAGGGAGTGTGTCCAGCATCTCCATTTCTTCGGCAACCGCAAAATCGACCAGATTGTCAATGGCGGCTACCAGCACATCCCGTTGCTGCCTTTCTTTTTCGGAAACAAAAGTGTTGTGGTTGCGAAGTAAGTCGAGTGCCTTGTCAAAGTCTATCCGTAGCCCGGTAAGGGCACGATCAATCAGGAAAGAGGCACGGAGAGTTATGATCTCTTCCATCACTTCCCAAGACTCGGCGCTATCTTCATACACTGAAAGAAACCGTCGGAAAGCGGCAAGAATCACTAAAAACTCTTTGCGGGTATCATCTTCAAGGGGTTCAGGTTGCATCCGGACCTTTTCCCCCAGTACACGGTCTGCTTCAGGGAACGGCAGATTACCGCTTACTCCGTTCCCGCCAGAAAATTTGCAACCTGGCTTCCCCGCGAATGTCCGTACCGCCGATAATATTCCTCATCCGACATGATATGCCTGTCATGGGATGAACCACCGGGAGCGGAAGGCATATTGCCATCCATAGACATTACATTGATCTGCCTGCCCACATTAATCCCGAACTCTTTTTCAATCTCATCGGCGCTAACCTCGTATTTGTCGGTTATCAGACCATATAGCTTGATACGGTCTTCATTGTTCATCTCAATCCGGTTGCTATATTTAAACTCCAATCCCGGTTTGATATACCCCATATTCACCAGCCGGGGAATAATTTCCTCATTCATTATATTTTCAATATACCTTCTGTACACTTCGATACGATCTCTGAAAATATCCTGATGGGCTTTGGTGCTTCCTACATAGGATTGCATCCCTCCCGCCATACTCTCTGAACCCAGAATCAGATTGGCAACCTCGTTATTGACAAATTCGATTAAAGAGGTGTAGATCTTCTCCGAATTGCTCATTGTGAATGTCTTGATATCCACCTCGTCCTCAATTCCCGTGACAATTACCTTGTTCTGGGCTGCATTGGCAATATCCTGGGCAAGCCGCTTGCGGTCCGTATTGGACTCACTGACCGTCTTCCCATGCACAATCGGCTGGCCGTATGTGTGGCTGAAATTAACATAGTTGGCTACGGTGAACTTCTTGGCGAGAATTAAGGGAGTAGTCGCTGAAAACAGTCCTATGTCCCCACTGTTGATTAGCACGTAGTTTCTCTGATAGGCTGCGGAGGCGATATTCCAGTTCGGTAGCCACAATCCCTGTCGCTTAACAACAGTTCTCTGGTCTGGAAGCACATTACGCCTTTCGATGATATTCACCGCAGCCAGCTTTCCCGTCCGGGGATTGATACCGGGCAATATTTCAAGCAGGGTATAGCCGAACAGCTTTGCCTCGACAATCCCCCGGATAATCTTGTCGAACTGGCTTCCCTGGATAAGCTGGGTCTGCCCTACGTCTTTGATGTATTTCCCTTTCTCGTTCATGCGGGCCAGCATATAGCGGTCACCCAGTATTTGCGACTCCAGTGTCTCGATGACCGAACGGATATGGGCATCCTGCTGGAGACACGCTTCATAAAGATCGATCAGGCGGCTACGGTCATCGAGGATGGTTCCGGCTACCATATCCGAGCGGGTAGATTTATACCGGTTATTACGTTCGATTTCGACCACATATTCCTGGATAGTTTTCTTGCTTGTCCTAAATATACTGCTCAAAAGTTCGTGGTTGAATGAATTTTCTGTCGTTACCTCCATTTTTTCTTTTTTTGAAAAAGAATAGAGTTTAGATGCTGAATTTGGTTATTCTCAAAACTAAAATATATATAGTAAATTATCATGTAAAACACTAATAAATTAGATGATAATATTACAAGATAATATATGAGAAACACCTCTCTGTTTTGTACACAAGTGCAATATGTAACATACTGTATAACAAATAGTAAAAACATTTTTTGCGATTAAATTATCATGTATTTTCACTTAATTATAGAGTGTTTGTTATATATTTGCAACCAAATTAACAAAACGGATTTATGAACAAGTAGTGAAATTAAAAAACGCTCCCTGTAAGGATGTAAAATATGGGGAGTTTCCGGATTTGCTCTTTGGGAAATCAGACGACGGTCTTGTGTATTTTGATGCCACTCATTACATCCTGCAAAAGGGGGATGCGAGAAAGCATAATATCAAAAGTTTTGAGATTGGTTTTATGCACTGGAGAAATGCAGTGCGTGAGGCTTACTCAATCCAAGCCGAAGACATGGCCGTTACTGACGAAGCAACCGGGCATTTATTAATTGAAGAGTCATTGGCACTTCTTTTCGTAGCATATATCGACCCTGAATTTGCGGTCTATATGCTGGAAAGGATATCAGAAATGTTGCTTAGAGGTATTACTCTTTCGGATACCCGGCTTTTGATGCTTGCCAGTGAGAGGTTATCGAAAGATCAACTATTTAATTTAAACGACGAATGAAAAAATGTACATTCAAAAAGCCGAAACAGGTCTTAGTATTCAACGCTGCACGGGTTTTGATAGCAATCATCCGTTCCCTTCATAGTACAGCGGAGTTGTCGAAGGGCAACCTACAGGCGATTTCTTTCTCTTGTACGGGCAAGTATATCAGCACGGGCGGCTTTTACTTCCGGCATGTTGACCCGAATATAGAAGTAGAGGTTAGCGATTTGGATACGCTGACATTACAGGAGTACGACAAATTATGCGGAGTAGAAAGAAAGTATCATCCGGTCAAAAGTATGGCCCGAAAACGAAACTCAGCTAACAAGAAAAATAAACCTAATAACAACAAAGAAAATGAATAACAAGGAAATTCGCAGCAGCATCGTTAAGTTTGAAGAACATACAATAAAAGTAATCCGGGGTGACAAGCACGGGATAGAATGGATTTGCCTCAATGATATTTGTGAGGCGTTGAAGCGCAGTTCGATGATCGATAACGGAGAAGCCATGAAGTTATGTCCTTCCGCATTGAAGATGGCATTCAAAGTGAATGGCCGTGAATACTGGGGCATCCATCCCGATGACCTGTACAAGCTCCTGGTTCCAATCAGCAAGGAGAACCGTCCGATTGCTGAACTATGCCGGAAGATGGAGAAATGGGCAGAGTCGCTTCCTGTCGGTGAGCCTCAGCCAAAGGAAGCTGAAAGCCTTTCTGAAGAGACCGAAGTGGTGACTTTCAAATACAAGGATTATCACCCCGTCCGGTTTAGAATGGGAGAAGATATGATTATGGTGAATGCGACCGAAATGGCAAAGCCTTTCGGCAAATCACCGACGGCATGGCTCCGTTTTGACAGCACGGCAGAGTTTCGTCAGGCACTTGTAGAAGAAGGGGCATCGGAAGATATAGAGCAGCAGGTTACCGCTTCCAGAGGAAAGAACGGTGGAACCTGGATGATGGAGGCACTGGCTTTGGAATTTGCGGGTTTTCTGTCACCGGAATTTGCCGCCTGGTGTGATTTCTGCATGAAAAGCCTTATAGGAGACGATGACCCGCAGGTAGCGCAAGTTATTCCCCGGCCATCTGTAAAACGGGTCAGAAAGGAGGCTCCAATTGCTTATCCTGTACCCGCAAATATGGAAGATGCCCTGGCACAACTTAAACAGTTACAGGAGCAAATAGAAGGGGACAGACATAAAGTGGAATACTACAATGACCTTGTGGACAGCAGATGCTCGTTTATCAGTTCTGCAATCGCCAACGAACTGATGATTTCGACACGCAGGCTCAATCAATTCCTTCTGGAGAACAAGATTGTCAGACACAGCTCAAAAGGCTGGGTGGTATTGGGACAATACTCTTCCTTACAGAAAGACTTCCCCTATGAATGGACAAACCCGCTGACCAACAAGACAAATACGTTCGGAACGGTCAAGCGCTGGACACCATACGGACGTGAGTTTATCATTGATCTCTGGAAATCCAAACACCCTGATGAAGATTGAAAAACAACTGACTTATGAAAGAAACAACATTCCAAAAAATAATTAGGCGGACCGGACGGAAACCTGTAGAGTGCAAATGCCAGGCTTGCGTGAACCAATGCAGGACTCCCTGTTTGGGTACTCCGGAGGATATTATGCGATTAATAGAAGCTGGCTATACCGGCAAGTTGGCCGTAACAGGCTGGAGCGTGGGACTCGTGTTGGGAAGAATAGACCGTATCATCCCCATGGTACAACCCCTGAAAGCGAACAATGGCTTTTGTGTGTTTCACAAAGATGGTTTGTGCGAACTGCACGACCTGGGGCTGAAACCCACGGAAGGGAAGTTGTCACATCATTCCATCAAGGCCGATAATACCAACTTCCGAAAGTCGTTAAGCTACAATGTCGCAAAAGAATGGGAAGACCCGGCAAATCGTGAACTGATTGACAAAATCACCTTTCGGGTTTTATTTCAGTAACCTGTAATCCCGCTTCTACGGACATTTGTCTCATCTCAACATAGCAGCGGACTACGCTGCCACCCCTCGATCATTTCTACAGAGAAGATTGAGGGGTTTATTGTTTAAAAAAGCATAGCCAGTTTAACCCCTATTAATTTGAATTACCCTATTCTTAGGTATAGTCCATTTAATATTAACTTTTAATAATTGTAATAATGAGATTCAAGAAAAGAATGACCTTCGAAGAAATGGCAGAACACATGGAACAACACACCCCCCGGGTAGCAAACCGTGTTACAGTCGGAGTTTATGCAAAACAGAACGGCTACAGGGTGTATAAGCCCATGATTGCCGGTCGCCTGGCATTTTACTATGTCAACGATTCGATTCCGGAGGACTGACCCCGCAGTAAGGCTACACTGAATTGACCGGCAGTGCCCGGCACTGCAAGTTTGGATATTCACTTTAAAATATTCGATTTATGAAAAACGAAATTTTCACGTATCAAGGCTCGGAGATTACTTTCCAACTTGAAAGCGGTAGTATGAAAATTAATGCCTCTCAGATGGCAACGGTGTTTGGAGATAAGAAAAGACCCGCATTTTGGCTGAGAACCAAGCAGGCAAAGGATTATATCCAAGCCCTGACCGATGTGCATATTTGCACTTCGGCTGATTTACTGACAGTTACAAAAGGCGGAGGTACAGAACAGGGAACCTGGATGCACGAAGACCTGGCTCTTGAATTTGCCCGGTGGCTCAATCCGAGGTTTGGCATCTGGTGCAACCTGAAGATCAAAGAACTACTAAAAAAAGGAACCACCTCGCTTTCTTCCGAAGAATATGCCATGTTGTTCCGCAGTAACGAACAACTCAAAAATCAGATTGCCGAAAGCAAACCCATGATAGAGTTTGCCGAAGCGGTTCTGGAAGATGGAGAAAGCATTTCCATAGGTGCCTTGTCCCTTATGCTGACAGATAATGGCTGTAACATCGGCAGGAACACCCTTTACCGTTTTCTGCGTGAATACGGCTTCGTATGCAAGAGCAAAGGCGGCAGTTACAACATGCCGACCCGCCAGTACTCAAACAAAGGATTGCTGTGCATCAAGTATCCCAAACAGGACGAGAATAACACCCGTCCCCGGAAGATCACGTTAAGACCGGTTACTTATGTCACTACTGAAGGTGTACAGTACTTCCTTCGCAACAAGGATATCATTGGGGCATTCCTCAAAGCCGACAAACTGAAACCGAAGCAGAAGGAGAAACAAAACTGATTTTTAAACTGGAAGGAGGTGGCTCTTATGTTCATCTCCTTCATAAAACAAAAAAAATGATGAATCCAAAAAATAAACTTCCCGGAAAATTTGTTCCGTTCTATGTAAACCTGAGTCTTTTATTTGATTCTGCCGAAGTCGTTTTTATCCTTCACCTGGTGGATATGGAAAACATGAAACGTAATGGTTACAATGCGACATGGAGCAGAGATTTTGTACTTCTTAAAATGAATCTGGGAATAAGACTGTTTGAGCGTTGTGTTAAAAGATTAATATCCATTGGCTTGTTAAGCAGGAAACTCAAAGGTCACAAGTATATCTATACCCTTGATATGGAACTATATGAAAAGCTGATAGGGATATTCACTATTACGAATGACACGTATAAAATAAAGTCCTTTTGTGATACTGTTTTTGTCAAACAGAAAAAAAATATTCAAAGTATCACAGAAGAAGATTTAAAAGAACTGAGAAAGTGACTAAAATGAAAGGAAGTTACTTATTGGACAAATCCATAAATGTACCTGTTTCCTTATACAAAAAGCACTATATACTAATAATAGATATAATATGTACTTTTTCTTTGTAAGAAAAAGTACCAAAAAGAACACCCTTAACTGAGTAAGCCTCTAAAGAGGCTTACTTATGTATTTTAGTATATCTGTTTACTACTTGTATTATTTCTATTATATCCTACTCTTTATTTATACTTAATTTAAAGTACCCTATAAGTTATAGATAATAGACTCAAAGCACCGCAGCTACCTTACGCACCTGCGCCAGCCGTTCCATGAATGTCTGGTCTTTGCGGGTAGTCTGCATATTGTATTTCAGTTGGAGACGCATCAACGATTCCGCTTCAACCCCCAGAGCAGCTTCAAAAAGTAAAGCGGTCTTCTCGGTCATCGGACGGCGGGCGTTCAGTATCTCGTTCAAAACGGAATATCCCAATCCCATCTGTTCCGCCAATTTGCGTTGAGATATTCCCCTAAATTCAATTTCATCCTTCAAAATCTCACCCGGATGGGTTGGATATGCAGGAGTAAGATTATTGGCAATCATTCCGGGGTCAATCCCTTGTATAGTGACACTCATATCTGTTCCTCCTATTTATAATGGTTCGACAATTCTGTTATATTACATATCGTAGCGACAATTTCACCATCCCTGATTCGTTCCTCAAACTCAATGCGATACTGGTTGTTCACCCTTACCGAAGACAATCCCGCCTTATCACCTTTCAGCTTTTCATAATTCAGCGAGTTATATTGAGCCAAAGCCGTTATATCAGTTTTTTCAATCATCAAATCGATGATACGGATATATTTACGGATAATCTCCGGTTGAAAGCGGTGCTTTTTATCAGCTTTTCCGGTAACGTACAAATCCCGTAAATACTCCTTGTCGAAAATTATCTCCATATTGGTTGTCTTTACAGATGCAAATATAACACTATATTCTGATGTTCGCAAATTTTGCGAACTTTTTATCTGTTCCGGGGCAACTACACAACACTATTTTTTCTTTTTCTGCTCTTGGGGGATGGAGCAGTGACGCTCACCTCAGTACCAGGTCTTAACAGTTGCATTTTCCTTGTGGACATTATCTGTTGCAGGACCTCTTCGGCCTCTTCAAGGCATGTATAGTAATTACCGCAACAATACCGTCTTAAATCTTTGGGCCGACGGTTATCATGGGTCTTGACTGTCTCCAGATAATTATCAATATAATAATATACCTTCCCCGGCGCCACCCTGAAATTAACTGGTTCGACCCTCTTCTCATGCCCGTTCCATACCTTTCCCATTTTCGCAAATTCCTGTTTCAATATCTGCCGTTCGGCATTATTAATCATATCGATCTGATAGCCGGTAACCTTCCCGATATTCTCAGATAGCGAATACCGTAAAGGCTCATCCTCCATTTTCACGCAATACATGACAATGTTCCCGTCAGTATCAATTTCCTTAAATACACCAATTCCAATTCTTTTTGTAAGCAGGCTTAGCCGGACCAAAGAATTTTCGGACGGCACAAACTTATCTGCCAGCTTTCCAAACTTCTTATTCCAGGATAATCCGGCCTCATACAGGATTGTTTGCATACGGGACATCTCTTCCATTGTTGCACTCCTGAAAGTGGCTCTATGCGGCTCTGTGAACTCTTTGGGAGTCGTGTCCAGTTTTCCGGAAGGGTCTAAGGACACACCTAAGACAATACTGTTGTAACAAGTCTTTTCTACAATGCCGATTACTCCGGCATCACCAAACACTACTACATCATTTTTTTGGGGAAAGTCACAACTAAACCAGTCTTTAAATTGTGCAAAAGTAATTTTGTGAGGCTCTTTCTCCGTATTAGAAAATTGAGCCTTAATGCCGAATCCTACACAATACTGGATAATTGCCAATTCATCTATCTCTCCTTTTCCCCGCACGGAGCTAAGGAAAGAATGAACATGCTGACTACTTTTCATTATAAAAACACATTGTTATTTTATACATGGATTTAATAGGTGTACAAATATACAGTATTTATAAACAAATCAAATCTAAAAATTACAATTCTTGTACATTGTACCATTAAAGATAAAAACATAACAAAAAAGTAGGTAATCAACTACAATGCAGAACTATATATACTGGCATATATATTTCTGAAAGTTATTATATAACATTGAAAATATATAAGCAGGGAATATTCACATCATCTTTTGTCATTCACATTAAATATAAATAAAGCAGGAAATTATCACAGTTCTTCCCATATTTCAAGATCGGAAATCCCTAATGCCACATATACAGGCAAAAGTTGATATTTCAGAATGCCGCACTATGATGTATATTCGCTCAAATACCATATATATCCCGTTCAGTCGCATCAGAACTGGAAAAGGCAGATATTTGCCTCCCTTCATATATACATAAGTATATGCCAACACGGTATTAATTCCAATTAATATCAAAATGAAACTTGAAATTTCCCCCTCCGGAAATGTATGGCATTCGCACCGCGCGCGCGACCCTCCCCAGTCTTTTTAAATTATCACACCGTTGATTATCAATCATTTAATAGGTTTACTTCTCACAAAAGTGAACCTATTATTGTTCTAATAAAATAAAAAACATGAAATTTGTAACCTATTTCTTCATTTTACCCTTAAATCAGTTCATAAACCATTTTTTAAATACCATATAACTAATTGATATTAAGCAATATAAAGTCATTCAAACACGAACTAATAAATAATAAGTATATATAATCTGTGCTTAATTTTCATTTGAGAAACAAAAATTTTTTTTCTAAAAATATTATCATTTATAAATAGTTGAATATCAATTGTTTAAATATTCTCTTCGCGCGTGTATGTACATTGCTTGTTTAAAGGTTGAAAAACTAAATCTATGAAAAAAAATACTTGAAATATTTGTTTGATTGAAAATTGTTCCGTATAATAGTCTTGTTCTCAAACGGCAAAAAAGCCAAACATATACAGAGAACAAACAACAAAAATATATATAGTCAATTTAAAAACAGAAAGTACAAAACAGAAAGTTTAAGCCTCAAAAGAGAGAAACAAAAGCGTGAGAGTGCCCTACGCAAAAATCGCACTTGTAAGGTTCGTTAAAAGGAACGATTAAAGAAGGTGTCAAATAACCACACCCCGCCCGACCGCCTACCAAAGCGGAATAAGTTGGAAACGGCTATGTACGTGTACTGAGCCGAGTGCCAGAGGTACGTTTTATTGGGAGTACCCCGAATAGCACTGAAACAATAAGGAAGTGTAAAAATAATGCCATAAGTGCGCCCAGTTGCGCCAGGACTAAAATACACTATGCAGGAAAAACACCCTGCACGGAGCTTGAGAAAAGAGTTATGCCATTGCCATACCCATAATCACCAGCCGCCCACCGCCTTACCGTTAACTGCCGCACTGGAAAAGGTGCGGGACGTGCCAGGGATGTACCCGAACGAAATTGGAGTAATTCGAGTGCCTACTTAGATACGCAGAAGCCTCTATTCGCAATCTTGCGAGGTGCAGGGAGTATGCCTATCCGTGAAGTCGGCTATCTGACACGTTGTTGTACAAGTGCAAAGTTATTAAAATTTGCGTGCATAGGGTGAAATATGCAGGCAAATTTTCGGGCACGTGGTAAGGTCATCACATCTTACAGCAATGTGAGGTTTCCGGTTCGATTCCGGGAGTGCCCACAATATGCACAATTGCATAGTAAACATTTATTAATCCAAATAATAATTACGATTATGGCAACAAGTAAATTAAATGCAGAAGATTTCAAGAATTTAGAAAACAGTGCAAAAGGTGTTCTTTTAGTGTACACAAGTCAAGACGGCAAGAAAACTGCACAGCAATTTTTTGGTGCTGAGTATGAACCCGTTGACAAGTCACAAAATGAGATTTTCCGCGTGTGGAAAAATGTGCTAATCACTTTCTGGGCTGTTAAAAAAGGAGAACTGAAATTGCGTGAAAGCAACGATGGCATCCGGTCAAAATTCCGTGCCTCAATACCAACGGAGATTATATTCCGTGCAAGCAATGGCGATACGAAGCGTTTTCCGCTTGAAACGTCTGTTTGGTCACGTATCGGATTAGTGCCGACAAAAAAGGACTTTGAAAGAACTAACCGTGACTACAATAAGGCTATCCACGCTGCCGCAAAAGCGTCCTTTGATGCGCTTGGTTTCCGTGTAGCACTGCCGAAAGACGAAAAGACAGAGGATAAAAAAGAAACACCGGCAACTGCACCGGTTATTGCACCAGTTGCACAACCCGTGGCAGAGAAACCTGTCACAGAACAACCCGACAAAAAAATCACCCCAACTGAGAAAAAGAAAGCGGCTTAATCGAAGCCTGTACAGTTACGCTATCTGCCCGCATTGTATGGTGAAATGCCAACTTTGCGGGCTTTTTAATAACCAGTATATCATTGTATGTCAATGGTATGCCCTAAAACAAAGTAAACCGTGAAAGTAAAAATATTACTATGTGCTACCGTTTCATTGCTATTGCTATGCGGTACGGCACGACATTCCCAGTCAAGTATCAATGCCCCGATTATTACTGATGTAACCCTTATACCGCAAGGTGCATTTGAGCAAATCACTCTGGAATATGAAGGTATTACGGACGAAGAAATTTGCCGCATCTATGCCAGTGATGTGGCTTATTGGAATGAAGTTGACAGGCAAATGTGTACAGATTAACTTCATGGGTGTCTCAGGTCTTGGCTGAAAGCGGGTTCGATTCCCGGACATCTACACTACAATTTTTTTTATTCAACTTACTTCTTTGCATCGTGAGATGCTGTTCCCACCCCCGACATAACACGGTTGACGTAGTGCAGTAGGACTGCTTAAATCATACTTAGCTGTATGCTCTACGTCCCGCTGTTATCCTCTTTTAGTGGGATAATAGAAAGTAGTTATATGTAAGTAATAAATTAACATAATAATATAGCAACATGAAAAAGATTATTTCTGATTTCCGGTACAAAAAGACGGATTGTTCATTTAACGTATGGTTCTCAATTTTCACCAATATGGCTGTGTGGTTCTACATTGGGTCAGATACCCACTATCTGCCATTCATAGCAGTGTACAAATAAAAATCATTACGAGTATGATAGAAATATTTAATGCAAACCGCACTGAGAGTTTAGGATGGTTCAAAAACTTCAAAGCTGCCAAAGGCACGCTAAATGGGTTCATACTCTCAGGTGAACTCGGTGAAAATCCTTCCGTCTTTGTCTGCTCCTACAACGGAGATAAACTACAACGGGAATATACTGCGACTTATGACGGAAAATGGCATGTGCCAGCTTTCCCGAAGCCACAAGTCCAGGCAAAGGAGATTGAAAAAGCATCTCGCAAAAAGCATTGGTGTAAAATCTATAAATCACCAGTGCAATGTTTCAGAGAAGGCTTTCCGGACTGGATGAACAGGGTTTACCAGCCTGTATAATACCGCGCAACGCCTTACATCTTACCTTGTTTTGCCGGGGTTCTGCTAAAATGCCAGAATTCCGGCTTTTTTATATCAACCTGAAAATCAAAAACACAATACCATGTTACATTATAACTTTCACAATTTCGAAGGATTCCAGGGATTGTTTGGAATACAACATCACGGAAACGGAGTAAAAAGTCGCAAGAATAGAATCTTGCTCTCCTATGTCAAGAACCGCCAACTGCTGCATGATGCCAATGTTACGGGCGATTACCATTTGCTCCACATATCGGATATGGCAGGACTTAAACAGACGATGATTGCTGAAATAAAACGCTCCGGGGAACATGATATCAGTCTGCCCCACATAGTGAACATCAAAAATAATATTTATCATAGCGCACTCTATTACACGGACGATAACAACGGTCTATGTGAAGACGGTGACTTCCGTTCCATACGCTATGTAAGTGTTGAAAACGGGCGTGTCTTTAAAATGAAAATCGGCAAATTCTTCCGCAAAATAGTCCTTGAAACTGCTTTCGGGAGAACATTACCTGAACAGGTGTTGACATACCTGTGTGAAGAAATGGCGCAAGACTGGCAAATTCATACAATGGGGTGTGTGCCGCAAAACAAGCTCTTCGTCAATAAGAATTTCGGACGCATTTATGATTCTACTATTTGCGTAGGAAATTTTCATAGTTGTATGGTGGATGATGACTACCACACTTTCTATGAAGATGCCGTGGATGCCAGTGCCGCCTATCTGGAGAATGAGGACGGACATATTATAGCTCGTTGCATTATCTACAATGAAGTGAAAGACCAGAACGGCAAAATCTGGCGATTGGCGGAACGGCAATATTCCAAGGATGAGGACGATGTTTTAAAGCGTGCCCTTGTAGATGCCCTTATCAGGGAAGGACATATTGACGGATATAAAAAAGTCGGTGCCGGATGCGGAGATTCCTGTGCTTTTGTGGACAACGACGGGAACTCACTCAGTAGTTACGAGTTCTCCATCAAGTGCGACCTTGACTATGGAGATACACTTTCCTATCAGGATAGTTTTAAGAACTATGACCAATATTCACGAATAGCCACAAACTTCGGAAAGGGAGATATTGAACTTGACACCACGGACGGGCATATAGAAGGTGACGACGATGACGAAGAAGAATACGACGATTATCACGATTATCATTGTAGAGAAACCACCCTTGTATATAAACATGGACGTGAATATTATTGTGATAGTAGCAATTTGGATGATTTTGTCTATCTGGAAGATAAAGAAGAATACCACCACCAAGACGATGTGGATAGGTGTGAAGAATGCGAAGAAGATTTCCTTTCGGACGACGGGTGTTACTCGGATATTACTGAAGAATACTATTGTTGTTCGTCTTGCCTTGAAAAAGCAGAGAAATCTTACAAGGAAGATAACTGGACTTATTCCGAATACGATGAAGAGTATTTTGAGGATGAAGATAATGTCGTTGATTATCAACAGTGGTCATATACTCTCAGTCGCTACGAACAATCTACAATCAGCCAGGAAACACTTGATGAAAAAGTCGAAGAAGGTGAATTCTATTGCTTTGATGGAGTCTATTACGATGAGATTAACGAAGACACTAACTTACCCTATGGAATGCGATTAATTCCTGTAGCAATCGAGGAAGCCGCCTAATTAATAACACATAATATCAATAAAATGGAATTACTTAAACAGTTATATACAATTCATGCCCTTAGTGGCGAAGAATACCGGATACGCAATTTTATCAAAGAATATATATTTGAAAATATCCCGGATGTTCAGATGGAGGAAGACAAGATCGGTAACCTTTACATCACCAAAGGACAAGCAGAATCTTACCCTTGTGTTGTCGCCCATCTCGATCAGGTGCAGAGACTTCACAGCAAGGATTTCTGTGCTATTGAAACGGGCGAGATTATCTTCGGATATTCTCCCTCAAACCGTCGCCAAGAAGGTCTGGGGGCAGACGATAAGAACGGAATATGGGTTGCTTTGCAGTGTCTGATGAAGTATGAGGCTTTGAAAATAGCCTTTTTTGTAGGTGAGGAAGTTGGTTGTGTCGGTAGTGGTGCTGCCGACATTGAGTTCTTTAGGGATTGTCGTTTTGTGATACAGCCTGATCGACGCGGATATTCTAATGTCATTACCCGGATTTCGTGGGAAAGCCTTTGCAGTGAACAGTTCCTATCTGAGATACACCCCGAACAGTTCGGCTACAAACCGACAGACGGACTAATGACGGACATTGAGGCTTTACGTGAAAATGGTCTTGAAATCAGTTGCATCAATCTGAGTTGTGGCTATTATGAGCCACATACCGACCGTGAGTTTACTGTTAAAAGTGACCTGAAAAATTGCCTGGAATTCGTGCAGTTTATCATTGAATACTGCACGGAAGTATATATCCACGAAGTTGAGGCGTATCCCGGAAATTATTTAGGCGATTGTGATGACATGGAACAAATGCTTTTCGATATTATGACATCACATCCTGACTATACCGCTAATGATGCTTGGGATGTCTATCAAACAAACTTTCCGGGGTTCGAAAGGGAAGAGTTCATAATGATGTACCACGAATACATGGATGCGTTCGGTATAGAGGTTCCGAAGCCTAAAAAGGTATGCAAAAGCAAACAAAAAGCAAAATCTGACAAGAAGCAGACTAAATCCGGTTCCTCCCATCTCAACAGAAATTTCATGCTCTTTTCTGGAATCAGAAGTTCCCGGAAGGATAAGCTACATGAAGTTCTTGAAATCGAACAAGATAAATCGACAGTGAGTAGAAACATATTGCGCAAGGCTTAGTTTTCGGTGCAAACCCTTTGAGAATGTGCCATCCGAAATGCTGGAGAATCTGAAAGAGGTTACGGGTTAGAATGTACCTTATCATCCGCTGGGCTGCGTTACGTCCGGAGCTCAGTACGACATGAAACAGGTGTCTGCCCTCAAAAGGATGCTGAGTACAAATAATAAAAATAATCAAAAAGTATAGGAATTACCCACTACTTAATTGTAGGTAAGTCCTATTCTTTAGTAAAACAAATCAGATATGAGCCTAATAGGATATTCTCATGAAAATTATCAGAAACTTATAAAGGAGGCTGAAATATATAATGGTAATAACAATTGTTATTTCTGTCCTGACTGTAAAAGATATGTGCCAAAGAAAGATAGTTCACAGCCTTGTCCTTTTTGTGGAAGCACCAAGTGGAACCTGGAAAGCCCGTTGGTGAATGAAATAATAGATACTGAGAAATTGAAGGAATACATGTTCGAAACTTATAAAGCATGTATTGAGCCATTTACTAATTTCGAAATGCAACATTGGAAAAATGGTAAATTCTTTCATCGAATCTCGCCTGAAACAATTAAAATAGATAAAGAACACTCTTATTATCACTTTAAAGATATGGAACTGTGGTGTGTTTCACATCATGGTATGGGAGGTTATTTCCTAAGTTTTTGTCTGAAATGGACCGAAATATATACCTATCAGGGAGGCAAAGAAATTGATTACCCTTCCAAAGTGATTTTTTTAACATTAAAAGTAAGTCATGAAGAAAGTGGTGGAGATTTTAATGATGAGTTTTACTTTAATCTTACGTGGGAAACTCTTCTAAAAGAAGGGCACCATGCTTGCCAACTTTGGTATGATGGTATTGATTATCATACAGAAAAGAAAAAGGAAATTTGTGTATGGATTCACAACTGTTGTGAAACGATGGATAAATATGATGATAAATTTTTGGGTTGTTTATACCACGAACAGTTAAACAAAGGAGATTTCCCCCATTTAATGACAGTGCTCAATGATTTCACTCTGATTCCTCGCTATTGGGGGTATGAATATTAACGTGAAACAAAAATAACAGTTGAATAAGTGATTTTATTAGAAGAAAAATAATGAACAATACACTCACCTTACTCAAACAGGGCTTCGTATCATCCAGTGAAACGACTCCCGAATTCAAACGGTTTACCCGGACTTTCAAGTCAGAATTCAACAAGCTCCTCAAAAAAATAGGATGTGCCGGTCTGGAATGTCACAATGGGCACTTCTACATCAGCGGCTTTTTTAACTCTGCAAACGGACAGCTCTGGTATTTCAGCATTTCTGATGTCCGTGATATGTTCCGAGGTTCTTTACTGGTACGAACAGCCAAACACCGGAAAGACTATCAAGGCGGTCAAAACAGATATGCCGATATGAGCAACTTAGAAGAAGAATTATCAAGAATATTAACTCGCTAAAATACTTAAAATGAATCCACTTCTAATTTTCATTTATATCTGGTCTGCGATTGTCATTCTGGATATAATCAATAACAAAGCCTACAAGCGTTGTTCAAGAACTTTACGATACGGTATGCCAGCAAGTAAGTTCCAATCGGTCTATTGTCGTAAGGTATATTCCCTATTAAGTATAATTTTCCGGGTACTGTTATACGTTTGCACCTTCTTAAACCTATTTGCAGCCCTTGTCATACTGGCAAAATATATCTGGGTGCATGTCTCTATATAATTTAAAACATCAATAAAAAATCATACAACATGGAATTAACAGAAAGAATTGCACACCGTGTCACAATGGTGCGCCGCGTAGATAACCCGCAAAGTGAGCCGCTTCAGTTTAATTACCGGGGCAAAAAGTTTGGATATTGTAACTACCAGCACACCATTGGAGAGGAAAGCGATGCAACTCCCATATTCAAAAAAGACTATTCCCAGTGGGAAGCAGTAGAATTTAGTCACCCGGCATATTTGGACCAGTACTGGAGCCTTGCTTATGATTCATACCGTGGAATCTCCCAAAGCCCGGACGAGCGTGGGCAAAGCACCATCGCAGACTACGAGAAAGAACTGCATGAAGACCTCTCCAAAATGCCTGAAGAACAAAAAGAGAAATATATTCAGAATTATAAAAAATATTTTTCTGCATGGCTTTCAGCGCAAGGGCGTTGTCTCAGTGCATTTATTGCAGGACCATCAGGTTTCAATACCCGCCGCAGCGAAAAAGCCAATACTTCCAGTGATAATAGATATAAGGAATTCCGGGAGTGGCGTGAACGGGCTATCAAGGCGATAAAGGAACTTATTGAAAGAAATAAGCCGGAAGCTCAAAAGATGGATGAAGAATGGGAAGCGTTGAAAAAAAGAATCGACCGGAGTATAGAAATCATCCATAGTATTAACATAGGTAAAGAGCCGGGGGATAAAGCGTTGTTTGTTAGTAATCTGGTTAACAGGATAGGTACACACGCCAATAATGGCAATGTAGAGATTGTGGATAAAGCCATAGCATATATCCGTGAGTGGAACGCCAAAGTAAAGAAACCCATAGTCACCGAACGCAACAAGCTCTTTAAATTCCCTGAAGTTGCCCGTAATGTCCGTGGACGTGAAGAGGCAAAAGCGAGCCAGGAAAATAAGGAGGTTCGTGTTGGCAATGTTACGGTTGTCTGGAACTACGAAATAGACCGCCTGCAAATACTCTTTGACGAAATACCGGACAAGGATACAAGAACCCGACTACACCGTGAGTTTAGTTTCAATTGGTCCCCTACGAATACAGCGTGGCAGCGAAAACTTACCGATAATGCCGTGCGTGCAGCCAAAAGGTTCCTGAATGTCGAAACCCTTTAAACAACTATAGTATGAGATATATCATAGACTCACGCTACTATCGTGGCTATACTGTAGCCATCATGCACGACAATGTGCATAACGATAACGACAAGGAGGAAACATTGGAGACTTTGCGTATCAGACATAAGAATCCCAATCTGATCGCCATTACCCCCGAAAGGTTGCGGATACTGAATAAACGCTATCAGGAGTCCATTGTTACTCCCTTCCAGGAAATCACGGAGGAAAGGTACATGACCTTATTTAATTGCCTCCTTCCCTTGCGTATGAATCAGTATAGTTTTTTTGTGGAAGAGCCGAATTACAATGACCTTTATTCATTCTGTTTTACAGCAAACGGAAGGTTTTATTGTGGTGAACGCTCCATCAGACTGACTGCTGACGAACTGATACGGCTTATCAACGAACACACCGGTAAACTGAATTATCATCCGGCTATTGTTAAAGGAGAATCTTATAATCAATATTTCAGGTGGTATAACCGGGAAGTGAAACGTACCCCATACTTTTTTACGGACGGTCAGCACATGAAACCTATTTCAACACTCAGTTCTGCTACCGGCAACAAATATGATGACAACCGGAACAGACGGGAACTGGCAAAGTATCTCCGGTCACTTAGAAGCAACTGCTATCAATATCTGACTTTCTATTCCCGTGAAGAAAACATCTTCGATTTTTTCACATGGCTGGGAAAGAATAACTATACACTGGAAATACAAGGAAGCCTGTTCTATTTCGACGAAAACAGGCAGTTTGCGGACTTTCATGGCAATGTGTGGGAATGTTCCGCTGTTTTCAGTTACCGCATCTACACACGTGAAATGTTGCAGCATGTCATCAATCAACTTAGAACCGTTAAACGTAAACACGTCTGGAAAAAAGATAAATAGAACAATGGAAGAAACAACAAAGAAAACCAAGCCCCGCCACAAATGGGAACAGGTCAGTGTAAACCGTTGGCGGTGCAGCAAATGCGGCTGTAAAAAGGATAAAGTCTGCCGTCCTTATCCTGAATACCTAACAAAAAACGGGCAGATCAGCCGGAAATCACCGGAATGTATAACTGAATAAACAAGCAACGATAATGGAAATATTTGGATATAAAGTTGATTTACATATCAATGTCTGGCAGCGGGTAGATGTAGAAGTGCAAGCCAATTCAAAGGAGGAAGCGGATGCAATGATTATCAAACTTGCAAAAGAGGCCCCTCTTTCCCTGGATAACGGAGACGAAAATATACAAAGATGTGTTGATGAATACCGTTGTGATACTGAGTCGCTAATTGAAAGTACCGCAAAAACGCCTACAGTCGAAGTGTACGATGCCGATTGTGACAACTTTGAGACTAAAAACGCCCTCTATACGAACTTGAAAGAAGAAACCGCTCCACCTGTAAAGACGGATGTTGAACGTGTGGCAACCATGAGAGAAGAGGCAATCAAAGAAATCAGCGAGTGGGCAAATGCTTCACACGCTTACTTATGCAACCGGGAGGGTTATCCGAAAGGCTATCGGGACGGCATCTCGCAAGCGAAAACCATAGTGCTTGAAATCCTATCCAAAATTGATGTCAAACAAGAAAAAACAGAATAAAAAAAATACATAAGCTAACAATAGAGTATGGCACATCCTATTACATATCTCTTACCGGTTTATTGGGCCTGTGCTCTTGTCAATGATGACTATACAGGTCTTAGTGACGAAGAAGAAAAGCAAATAAATGACTTTTTGGAAACAGCAGAAGGCCGTCCGGTTGATGTGGACTTTGAAACCGAAGGCTTTTACCATCACAACGATGCCGGTACTTTACCCGGAAATTGCGCAAACTTTACCTTCTTAATAGACGAATAATATGGATAAAATCATTATCGAACAAACAGCAGGAATGTGGCTTTTTAGGATTACATTCCAACATTCACCTACTCCGGTTATCTGCAATGAATCCGGTTTTAAAGAAACCCTGGAACGCTTTGATAAAGGCATCGAATCAATCAAATATTTATAAGGAGAAAGATGGCTCAAAATGTCCAAAGAAGAAATACGCCGCCACTTCTCATGGGACACAGAAACTAATCTATTCCTGGCACAACATTACTACTTCAAATGTTCACCGGACAAAAACCGGAAGAACTGTAATAATAGTAAACAACCATAAACAAAAAGAAGATGAACAAATACGATTTCATAAGATTCGGAGAATCCGTACAGTGGTTCGATGACAGTGCGGACAGGTTCCGTATCATGCAAGTATGTCGGCCTTTCAACAGTCCGGCCAACGATAACACAGAAATATCATTGATACCGTCCGATGAGGATGAATGCGAAGAGGTATGTGTTTCCTACACGGTCAAGGCATCCGAATTGTTGCCTTATATAACCCCTTTTCATACAGGGTTTTGGCAAGCATTGTCGGAAGCGCAGAAAAACGGTGTCAGTGAGACTATCCTGCTTGCAGTTCTCCGCAGTCTGAACATAGATATGGCTACGTGCATTCTTCTGATGTACAGAAATGATTGCTACAGTCTTTACCCGGTGATCTGCCAGCTTTTCCCCGGAACAGAAGAGATATTCCAGGTCATTACATGGGAAGGTAAGGATTACCCGGCCCGTAAACTGACTATTTTCCGTGGTATGCCGGAAGAACAGGAAGTGCTGGTATCCGTAACAGAACTTTCAAGTAAGCTCATTGACAGTGAAACCGGTTGTCCCGAATCGGAAGAAGCAGAAGAACTGGACAGTACTATTTACTATTATCTCACGGAGGACGAAATAAGATTGCCTGACCAGAACATCATTGTCCTTGTGGAGAGTGCCTGAGAAATAACAATAAATAAACGAACTATGACAGACAAGATATTGGAAATGTTCTTCGACATCGGTAGATGGGAAAAAGCGATTGAGAAAGGCGTGCTAAAAGACATCCGGAAAGACCAGCTTATATTGCTGACCGATGAAAACACCCGGCTGCAAATTGCCGATGCCATGCTGAAAGGTAAGTATGAAATTTCACCCCCTCATACCGCCCAAATACCGAAGGGTGATGGCGAGTTTCGTACCGTCTATGTGAATGAACCTATAGACCGGGTGATACTAAGTATCGCAAATGACCTGCTGTTTGACCTGATGCCGGACATGGTTCATAATTCATGTAAATCGTACCAACGAGGCATCGGTTGCGGTAGGGTCGTAACTGAGATTAGTCATAAGGTTGTGGATGCCACAGACAACGGCTTCCTGGGATGGAAATCCGACCTCAGCAAGTATTTTGATACCGTTCCGCTTCAATACATCGACAAGGCATTTGACGCAGTGGAAGCTCGGCATGGCCATTCTGTATTAATTGACGTTCTGAGAAAATACTACCACTCCGACATGTACTTTGACGAAGACAATAATCTCCAGCGTCAATACCAATCCCTGAAACAAGGTTGCGCTGTAGCAAGCTGGCTGGCTGATGTGCTGCTATATGCCATTGACGAGGAATTGTCTCAGATGTCCGGTTATTATGTTCGATACTCGGACGACATGCTGTACATAGGAGATGACTACCAGAAAGCAATGTGCATACTGGAGCAACGCCTTCAAGAAAAGACAATGAAACTCAATCCCAAAAAAGTCGGATATTTGACTGCTGACATTTGGATAAAGTTTCTTGGATTCAGCGTCAAGGGCAGTATGATTTCACTTTCGTCCGGTCACATCAAGACGTTCCAGAGTGAAATAGAAAAGCGGACAATTCGCAAACCGGGCATAACTCTGGCAAAAGCCGTTGCTGCGGTCAATCGCTATTTATATAAAGGTGACGGTGAATTTAGCTGGGCAACATCGGTTCTGCCAGTCTGCAACGTAAGAAAAGACATCAATGAACTGAACAAGTTTGTCATGGATTGTCTGAGGGCCGTACAAACTGGAAAACACAAAGTGGGTGGTTTGGGGTATGTTAAAACCCAAAATGATGGTTGTATCGTCCGGGGGCGTGGTCGCAACGTGAAAGCCAACCGATGTAAGATGACTGGTAACATTCCTGGTTATTTGAGTATCGGTTGTATGCAAAACGCTATTTTGACAAGACGGGCTGTATATAATACACTGGTTGCATCATTGTAGTTGATACCGAGCACACGGTGAATGATGAAGAGCAGGAAATTTAACGTTACAGGCATAGCATACCAGAATCAATATCGAGATTCTCCGGTTTAACGCCCGGCGAATCTCATCTTTATTCTGGTTCATTCCTGTAAATATCAAAATTTTAAAGATTTGTGTCACTTGCCTGACATCATAATACTGAAACACATCAGTGAAGTTCAAGGAATAACAATTAAGTAACCCGCGTTCGTAACCAGCTCATGCAGAGTCATGAAGGCCGTGTTATCCACCGCCTTCAGACTCTTTACGAGCCGTAAACGCGGGTAATATCAAGATTGTAAAGTAATGTGTCATTATTTTGAGAACTTCAACTTAGCACAGCAGCGTGATTCAAGGAATAATATTTAGTGTGCCGGGGTCGATAAGCCCCTCGGCGCCGTCGGAACTCTCTATTGAGCACTCCGACGGCGCCGCTTCCGGCTTCCAGCCCACGGCGTACATCAAACATATAAAGTCATGTGCCGGTATTTTGAGAATCACGAAAAAAAACTTAGCACGAAGTTTAAAAAAAAGTCAGGGTTAGGATTTTAATAGTCCAGCTTTACAGCTACTGGGGACCGACTCCCGATTGTCGTGGTCCGCCAGTAGCGAATAGCTGGATATATCAAATTGATAAAGTAACGTGCCATCCTAATGAGACTGAATGATAACGATTTTGAAAAAACATAGAACTTAGCACAAAGTGAAAAAAAGTCGAGGTTAGGATTTCAATGTTCCAGCATTTAATTGCGGGCCACCAGATCATCTCCGGCTATCGCTGTAGATGATCTTTAGGCCAGCACACATGCGGCTCATATCAAATCAGTAAAGTAATGTGCCGTCCTTAACAAGACTTTTAAAAAAAAGTGGTAACGCAACCAAGTATTGCACAAGGAGTCAGGTTCAACATACAGTATCGCACTTCTGTATCCTGATCCGGGCTATTACCCGGTTCAGGATACAAGCATACTGCATTTATCAAAACTATAAAGTAATGCGTCAATGATTTGAGTGTAAATGATTTAACAATCAATAGTAAGTATGAATAATATCTATAATGAATCCATCCAAGCCGTTGCCGATGGCGCAAACTTCAAGGTTGATTTTCGGTCCCGAAGCCTGAAACTGAACGGCAAATTTGTCATACAAAATGGTGAGTACGAAGGCGAATTAGGCGTACCTGATTGCAGCGAAGATGTTTTTTTCGCAAATGTAGAAGAACTCTATCTGTGCTACAAGCATTCGGTTCCTTCACAACGTAGCGAGAGTAAATCCCGGCTGTATTTCAGGGCATTCTCCGAGAAGAACCTGAGTGATGAGGCCATGCTATACGGTGAACGCCGAGACAAAGCGCAAATCGAACTGGAACTATATATCCTCTGCCGGATATTGGGCGGATTCAAATGGAATCCCGAAACGATGGGGAAATGGTTTTGGCAGAGCAGTATCGACAAAGACCTTGTGATACTTAGAAATTGGATAGAACCTGATAACAATTAACCATTTAAAATTTAGAAAATGAACAAGAAAAAAGAAACAAAAGTGACAAAAGTAGTATGCTCACAATGTGGCGCAGAGTTTGGAATTGCGGAGAAGGAATTTACCGCTGTAACGACTGTTATCGGCAAGGATTCAAACTTAGGTACTGTTTATCCAGCGGTAGTCGGTCTGGGTATATCGCCCAGAACGAATAAATCATCACAGGAACGTATTGACGCACTTCGCAATGCCGGTGTGGATGTAAGTCACCTCTTTGCCATTCAAGGGGCTAACGGAGGCGAGTATATCGCATCAAACAAAAATGGTATCTTTACTTTTCTGGATGACAACGACCCGCTTTTCGACCTTATTACCTCCCAAGGTACGGTTCCAAACCGCCGCCTGTTCCGCCGTTGGGTGATGGCACAGATGTTCCACATGATGTCCGAGACAGCATATCGTTCCAAAGAACCGTTGGGGGTGACGGAGATGATACACCAATTCGGCTATGAGTACCAGTGGAAAATGTTGATGGACGAACTGTACGCCCAGATGAAGATGGAAGGTAGGGACCCCGAGAATTTTACAGATCGGAATCGTTGGTTCAATGCCGGTGTTGTAGTGTCTATGGCAGAAGATTATATAGTGCAATTGCAAAAGTATGTGGATGCACTGAAAGTAAGAAAATGTAAAACTATTCCATACAAACGTATTCGCAATCGCAACATCTTTGTGTCGGATCTGCAAGATAAACTATACAAGCCGTTCTGTTCAGCAACGACACGTATCAGAAAAGCAAAGAATGCCGCCCAACTTTTCGATGCCGCAAAAAAGTTCAACGACATGCGTATCAAGATGTCACACGACACTCCTCAGAGCAAATCATGGGTAGATGCCTACAAGGGTTCAGGAGCATATTTTACCATGCAGAACCTTATCCGATTCCATAACTGCATAGCCATTAATGATACCGGTAAGCGTTTGAATAAATGTCAGTCGCTTGCTTTCATTTCAGCAAAGGCAGAAGAGTATAAAGATGGGGAAGGCTGGCGTTTGCTTGCTGTTCTAAAGAAAATGCTTGAAGACAACAACATCGACATCAAAAAGAAAATGGCTACGTGGCGTAAAAAAAAAACAAATAAGCCATTATTCACTGCTTGGTAAGCATGATGTGACGGACTAATATATAATTCAGATAGTCTTTTTCAATAAATCGAGGAGAAACCTAATTAGTTATTCTCCTCAGATTCAACCAGAAGACTATTCATCGAAGAAATAAAGACATCCCCCAGTTGGTAGTCACATCCTTTCTTGTGCTTGGTAGGCATAGGTATGATGGACCAATAATTTTAGTTGCTGCCTCCATGATGGATGTTGATAGGTCGATTTCATCGACTGAGTAACATCCTCAACGGAGGCACCACATCGGAATAATAAAGATATACCCCGGTTGGTAATCACATCATTTTGACAATAATATTCCCTATAAATAACAAAACGAATATGGAAAAAGGAACCAATTTTGACATTTCCCTTACACGCACAGAAACCCTGTATCTTCTGAAACCGGACAAGTACGGAAAAAGTATCAGTGATAATCATAACATCGGCATTATGTGCAAAGAGTATGGTGACGATGACGACTGGGTAGGTCTGAGTTCTGATGACTACGAAACCATCTTGGAAGATGACACCACATATAAGACTTTCGAAATATGGTTATCAACCGAACAGGACAAAGACATGGTATGCCAGTTTATTAAAAGTTTGAATATCCCACAAGAACAACCTGTTACTATTGCAGTGTTATGCCAGGAAACAAACGAAGTGGACATCATCACGACTAAGATGTCTGACGATAGCGATATGATTGAAGATTTCCTGGCTTGCCATTGCCAGTACAGTCTTGAAAACATCAACTGGATGGTATGTAAAGAGCTGAAGATAAATTATCTGACAGAAAAATCCTTTGAAAAATAAAATGATGATGCAATGGAAGAAACTATAAACAACGATAACCCGATGACTGATATAGTTGCACTGAAAAAAGCAGAGTTCATTGAGAAATCCGCAAAGGTAAAGGAAGAACGTGCTGCCATAGATAAAAAGATAGACGCCAGCAACCATAAGATTAGTTGGCACACGAGACGAATTAAAAGTCTGGAAGACAAACGATACTCCCTCAACTATCCTTCATGGACTAAAGAATACCTGCGTCCGATACTTGACGAGTTGGCCAGACAAACTCCTGATATTTCATGGGATTTTGAGCGCTTGTTAGTCTTTGGATTACGCAGTGAATGCCCGGTCTTCGGAAGAAACAGCGAGCAGGTTCTGACTGGAATAACATTTACTTTTCACGAAAATCAATTGTACTACGATACGGGAGAAACCAAAAGAGATTTTTCTTCCGATACGCTGGCTGATCTGAATGGTTTTAATAATGTATCGGCTCCGGTGGAATGCCTCAATACACTTTTGGTGCATGTCAGAAAGAAACTTGAAAAAGAAAAAGAACATCTTAATACCAATCCTTAAAGTAAATAACATGTGTAAAGCAGAACAAACTAAAGAAGGACAGCAAAAACGATTAATTCTGAAGTATCAGAAAATGGCGGCAAAAGCAACTTTTATCAATCCTTTTATTCGGAAAGTCATAAATGCAGACCTCAACAAAAGTCTGTATGAAAATAACATTACGACTGGTGTATCGATTGAAGGTCAAGTAATCTCGTTGGGGGCCATAAGAAAATGGTGTGGCCAAGCGATCTACGATTTATTCAAAGAAGCGTTACAAAATAAAACGAATTATGATTCTTCCCGTTTTAATTTCCGGGGATATGACGGAAGTCTATGGGTGTTAGGCTACAAAGAAGGGGATACCTATTTGAAACCCGGTGAAGTCGCTGCCGGTTTTTCTAAAGAGTATCGAGGTTGCGTGAATGGTTACTACTACTTGTTAATCAATGACGATAACTTCATTGGCTGTGACATTGATTGAGAATGAAACAAACAACTGTAATAAATTTCAAGGAATGGAAAATCTTTTGAATCCTAATATTGAATATACTGACCCCGATACTCTCCAGTTCTGCCTTCCTCTTTCCGATACGAAGTTCTGGTACTGCCAGGTAAACGATTGCCATAAGAGGTTCTTACCGGATGCTGGAACTACGGAGAGATTGATATATGACATCCTCCGTGGATACCCTGAAAAACTACTCTCCATTGCAAGTAAGGTAACTGAAGTAAAGGAGTTCATCACAAATCGTCGCTACTGGCATACAGGCGAAATAGATGTTACAGAGTTTGACCATGAAGAACAACTGGAACTATTGAGAAGCTACGGTTATTCATGGAACGATTTTACGTCCGATGTGGATAGAAACCATATTATTTGCGAGTGTGATTTTGAGGAAAATATCCGCGAGTATGAAAACGGTTAAAATGAAAAATAATGGCCGTCCATGTACGGTCTATGAATACAACGGCTGGTACGTTGTACGTGGTGGAACTGGAGTTAACAGGACAGACCCTGAATGTTTGCAACCTGGTGTAGATGTAAACGATAACTCCGCAGTCCAGGGCTATGATTTTTTTAGTTGGCATAAGCAAATAATGAGTATGCGGGAGTTGATTTATGCAGTAAAACATTAAATGATGATTATAGGATTGTCGTAATAAAAAAGAATATGAAAAAGAATATGAAAAAGTATGATTTTATAAAAAAAGGAAATATAGTCTATTGGCGTGATCCGGAGGGAGTGTCAGATGGTGAGTATAAAGTAATTTCAGCCCCGGAAGAAATTGAGGATGACAGTATCATTTTTATAGCCTCTAACTTTTCGGAAGCCGAAGTTTTTCCAACTGAGTTACGTCCGGTTTAATTTCTAATTTACAACTTAATAGTTAAACATGAAAAGATTATGGTTTTATACGCTTATACATCAATTGACGATTTTATAACAAGGTACATAAAGAAAGGCGGTCAGGCATATTGTATAGATGAAGGAGTCCTTGCCTCTGGTGACTGGATATTGTTTGATGCCAGAGGTAAGTTGAAATCCTGCATAATAAAAGAAGTATATATAAACCCCTGGTCTTCCGGTCAATCTCTGAGAAAATATAGGAGGTTACCTAAAAAATATGCAAAAATGATACGTGATAAAAAGGCAAAAAGAAAGGGAATATATGATCTTAAATATTGAATGCAAGGAACCGGAAGTTGTACTGAACCTTTTACGCAATCTGTATATTAATGAGGAAGTTACATTGGTAAAAAAGTATAGTTCAACTGCTGATTTTGAAATTAAATCTCCCAGTGGCAATGAATCAGTCTATCCATTGGAAGGTCTTCTGGATCTTGCCGAGGATATTCCGGCACATAAAATCAGAATTCATTAATTATCAATGGCTATAAATTATGAGTGAAATAAAGAAACAATAATATGACAAATAAAATAGTAAACATATTCAAGCAGGAGCCCTATCCCAGTTATCCTGAAGATTGGGATAGCCCCGAAAATACAGTCTTTCGGGAGTTCTATCTGAAATCCTCGCCTGATTTTGCCATTTTGCAAAGGCTTGTCGCAGAACACATGTCGGATAAAGGCAATGAAGGTATTACACGTCACAGATTGATGCACATCCTTCGTGATTGTGAAAACCGGGCCTTTTACCTTCATGCCCAAAAAAGGGAATACCCCTATACTTGGAATTTGCGCTGGAAATGGCGTTGCCTCAAATTATTTCTGCATAGGCGTTTTAAGACACGCTACTTCAGAAACCAGGTGGAATTGTGTACCATCGCTAAAGATGTAGTCGCAAGGATTAAAAATAATGCTGAAATAGTAAGATAACAAGAAACAAAATTCAGCTATGAACAAATATATATGTACAAGATCATATTCCATTCAAGAATATGACGCTTCAGGCAATAAGACCGAAATAGTAGTTGCAGTCGGTCAAATAATGGAAGAAGGCAATAAATATCTTGACAAAAGATATTGCCGTTTGATAACCCCATAAAATAAGGAGCTAAAATATGGAATCAGAAGTAGTTAAGATAGGAAACTATTATATTGAAGGAGAAGGTGATAAACTAAAAATCACCTTAATTGACCCTCGGCATAAAAATATATCTGTTATCCCTTCTTCCGGCAATGTGATAATTGTTAAGCCGGAAAGTTCGGGAGAGACGCAGTTTAAAACAAAATAACCTTCAATATAATGAATGAAACAATAGAGCAGACAATCAAACGACTTGAATTTTGTCGTGATTGCATCGACCGGTCCTATGAAGCCGGAAGAATGGAATATGAAAGATTGGAAAGAATGATTAGTGAACTAAAAAACAAATAAGCAAAATGGAAAATCAAACAACAGTCATAGATTGCGGAAACTGTGAACATAACGACGGCACCGGTCATTGTGGTCCCGACAATTGCCATAAGATGTTCAAAATGTCAACCCACCAGTTCAATGTCATCCTGCGTGGCATTTGTAACAGTGCAGCGTTGAGAAACAAACAACCCGAAATCCTCACAGACACTCAGGAAATTGTATGTATCCCTCCTCTTGATATCTGGGCTATCTGTGCCATCAGTTCCGATGCCGAGGCATTTGGCTTAAAAGCCGAATTTCACTATGACGGGAAAAGTAGAATCATCTTTACCCCTGCACCTCAAAAAAGAGAAATCCATATCGTCAAGCAATATTCCACCGGAAGCCGTGGTACTCAATACACCTATATCCGTGGCTATTACTCTACAAAGGAACTTGCAGAGCACAGAGGACAAGCAATTGTGACCGACAACACAACCTGGGATATTGAAACAATAGAATTGAATAAAGATATTTAAGCACACTATCAGAAACCATCAAAAACAACAACATAAATGGAAACATATCAAATCATTGTCCGTGAAACTCTCGAAAAAAAGGTAGAGATAGAAGCGGAAACACCTTCATTGGCTGTTTGTGCAGCAGAAGACCAATACAATGCAGCCGAAATCGTTCTTTCTGCTGACAATCATGTAGGGACGGACATTTCACTTTCTGTAAAAGACAAATTATTTCAGGAGCATTTGACAAACTCCTCGTTTCAAGCGTTTGTCGATGCAAAACTATTGCAGCAGCTTCCCGAATTTGATGTAGAGGACAAAATACAATTGGCTTTCGGCAGTCCCGACAATGCCATTTCTGAATTTGAAAGGTATGGCAATCAACCCATCAAGACTAATATCTATTTACTTTATACTTGCAACTCCTGGCATGAACGTAACAGCCAGGAATTAATCGCCCCTTTTTCTTCCAAAGAACTCGTATATGCCTATGTCATAAAGAACAGACGGGCATATCATCTAAGCGACTGGGATATAGATTTCTTCAAGGATAATAATCAGACACAGGGGCATAATACCAATCTAATCATGGAATGCTATGAAATAGACCCTAAATAAAATAGCCACAAAAAGATGAACGAAATAATATTTAAAAGAAGAACATACTTATGACTAACGAAAATCAAGAAACAAAACTGGCAGACTTTAAGGAAGTAATTGCCGATATAGCCTACGAAGCAGGTCGGGCAGGCTATAAAGAAGAAAACTCCCGTGAGGCGATAAATCAAATTATTGCTTGGGCGAACGAGTTCACCAAGACGCATAAGGATACTGACTGGAGCATGACCGACTATCTGGAAACCGTGTACCGTTTTACCGATGAAAAATTGGGAACAGTCAGCACGAACCCCGCAAAGCCCCCTTTGTTGGCATTCGAGAGTGAAATATTCGCCCAAATGCACCAGTCGCCCCAGCAACATACCGGCAAAGATAGTACAACATCTGAACCGAAAACTGAAAAAGACGGTTTGGATGAAATTCTTGCCGATACGGATAAATGTGAAACATTCGGCTGCATATTGATTGATGAAATAAGCAATGACGATGAAGCCCCCCATAAAACAGGTTTCAATCTAATCCAGGCATATCAGAGGGGAGATTGTGATGCCATGCTGGTTGCCCTGTGTGGTTGGTCTATGGATTCGCTACTGGATAAATATAACGAGAAACGAAATGGAGATAACACAGATGAAGTTTGCCCGAAATGTGGTTCCTCCACAATTCGATACGATGTACATGAAAATCTTTTTCATTGTGACGAATGCGGGCAGACCTGGAATGATAAACAATATGTTCTTGTAGAATACCCGGAAGATGCCTCATGTTTTGAACAGAAAGAAATTGGTTATCCTTCGTGGAATAGTCAGGATAACGGGGCCCGGTATGTATCCCAGTATGATTATATCCGGCAATTCGGTAAATCTCCCGATCCTGCCCATTGCTACCGCCCGGTTTGCTGGCCCGACTCCCAAAAATACTTTGAAGGAAACAGCCCCGATGCACATTGTGAGCTTATTCAAGATGAAGCAGCACTGAATATGTTCGGTTCAAGTGCTCTTTGGGTTCCCATTTGTATGTTAGATTAAAAAGTATTCCAAGTAATTACAATCTAAACAGAAGCCGCCCCGATACCGCTAAAGTATCGGGGCGGCTTATATTTTTTAAATACAGTTCAGACATGACAGAATATAATCCAACCGGAATAAAAAAAGAATTAGGTATCAGTTACCTGGGAGGTTGCAACTCCCCGAAACTTATCAAAAGCTATGGTCGCAATGTGCTGACGTATGGTGTTTATCTGGCGCCATTCAATATTAGCGGCTATAACGTATGCCCTGAATCCTGTAACTGTAGCAAGTACTGCCTGCACGGTTCAGGTAGAAACAAAATTGAGTTGTTGACAAACAAAGAAGGTGGCCCCATCCAAAACTCCCGCATCAAGAAAACCAGATTCTTTTTCGAGAACCATGTGAAATTCATGCACCTGCTTATCCATGAAATAAGGCAGGCAAAGAAGAAAGCCGATGCTGAAGGCATGAAGTTCGCCGTCCGGCTGAACTGTACTTCCGATATCAATCTGGAAAAATTTGAACTGGACGGCAAAAATATTCTCCAGCTTTTCCCTGATATACAGTTTTATGATTACACTAAGGTATTTAGTCATGTTGAATTACTCGACAAATACCCTAATTACGACCTTACATTCTCGTTTGACGGCGAAAACTGGGAAAAGTGTAAATCCCTATTGGATAAGGGTCATCGGGTTGCTGTTGTCTTTGAAGATATTCTCCCGGCAAAATTCAGGGAATATCCCGTCATTAATGCTAACGGAGATGACGCACGTTTCCTGGATGAAGGTGGTGTCATCTGCGGACTGACCTATAAGAGAGTAGCCAATGACTACGCCAGTGGAAAATACCAAAGGCCCGATACCACATTTATAACCCGATATGGAAACCAGAAGCATTAAACAATATGGAAGATAAAGTATTTAGGAATTTATATGAATGGAGTCATGAAATGGAGGGCGCCATGAAAATTCTCGAACGCCTTCAGCGCGACGGCATTCTTCTCGATACCGAAGGAAAAGATAAACGAATATATAGCGATGCAATCTATCGGTTGCTACTATCCAGCATAGATAACATCTACTCCTATATCTGCCTCGGAAGGATTGGATTTCGGAATCATAAGACGAATGCAAGAGGCAAATTAATAAGTTGCGAAGCATACTTTATGTAAATCAACTTAATTGTTCCAATCAACAGGCAATAAGCAATAAACTCACAGCCTTTCTATAATCCAAATAATAATATTATGAGCAAAGAGAAATTTCCCGGTCTTAATAACATGACCGTAGATGAAGTGCGCATCATGGCGAAAACGTGTAAAGCCGAAGGTGACTCACTCGAACAAATTCACGAAATCATCAACTGCATTGACGATTGCCTTTCCATTCAGAAGAGCGCAGCCATGATTAACAACCGGAAAGGTAAACGGGCGTGGAACAAGACATCAGCCCGTGATGTCATTGCCGCACGGGTTTATAACACTAAATTCTAAAAATATGGCAAAAGCAGGCGTATTAACGACATCGGATTACCTTCCCATAGAGGCTTTTGAAAGACTTCTGGAAGGTTTGCATCGCGATAAAAAATATGTGTGGGAGCTTTTTTGCAGCATTGCATTCGCCACTGCACTCAGAGTTTCTGATGTACGGTCAACCAGATGGATGGACGTACTGGGAAAGGACGATTTTTTCAAAAAAGAGAAAAAAACGAAGAAAACCCGGCATATCTCCGTAGATACTACGGTACGTGACCGTATTTCCGAGCTTTATGTGATTATGGGCTCGCCGGACAAGAACCAGCCCGTAATCTGTAACCAAAAGACAGAAACCTCTTTCACCACCCAATATATCAACAGAACCTTGAAAAAGTTCCGTGTCAAATACCAGCTTCCGATAAAAGCCTTCAGTACCCATACTTTCCGTAAAACCTTCGGGCGGTACATCTACGATACTTCTCAGGACAAGACCGAAGCCCTGGTACTGCTCAACCGCATCTTCAACCACACCAGCATAGAGACAACAATGGTTTATATCGGTCTCCGGCAGGATGATATGGATAAGGCATACCGTTCCATCAAGTTCAAAAGTTATGAATGAAACTATAAACATTTAAAATCAATATAACATCATGGCAAATAAAAACACCATCAATAAACGCATCATTGATATTATGAAGGAGAATTGGCTTTCCCCATTGTTCTTTGCGGCAGGCATCGACGTACTGAAGCAGAAAATAGAGCTGTTGTCCGACTCCGATATTTACAAACTTTTCGGTGGACTCATGTCACCGGACTTTGTACGCAAAGAACTGGAACGCATACAGACGATTTTACAGAGTGAACAGCAAAAGAAAATAACCTCAAATAAGTGACAAAATGAAAGTAGAAGAAATTGAAATTGGTAAAGAATATCATCTCACAGGAGATATCGAAAACGGATACATGGATGGAAAACCTTACATCTCTCACGAAGAGGTTACAAGAGTTATAAAACGGATAACGGAAACACGTATTATTTGTGAGTGTGGCAGAAAGTTTTTAATAAATGAAAACCTGACAATAACCGTTCCAGCATATAGAAAATAACTCAAAAAATATAGAAATGAAAACAAATTACGGACTAAGATTCAACCTGTTATCAAAAGTCAAGCCTTCATGGAGTGATTACGACAAACAGGTTGCCCGCACCCATTTGGCAAATGCGGGAAAGATTATCGTAGATACCGCCTATGGGAATCCCATTGACAATGAATTTGACTTGGAAGAAATCTACCAGATGCTTTCCCGTACTAAAACGGTGAAAAAACTGGGGAAAGGTGAGTTCTTTCGCTTGACTGACAGTGACACGGCTCCCGTTTGGGTGAGGGGCGAATATCTGCCGCCTTGTCGCAAATTCAGTTGCTACAAGTTTGACGATGTAAATCACGAACGGTTGATGAACGGAGATACAAGCGTATTTGTCGGCTTTACCTTTTAACCAGCAATTCTACCGTGGTCTATCCCTGTCGTATTCCTCAAAATCATAATCATCGAAATAATCGAAAGATTTTGTCCTGGGCGACAGTTCTTGCTTAGGCGTCCTATATTTCAGGTCATTTATTTCCAACCTGAGTTTGAGAATTGTTTCTCTCTGGTTCTTGTCCTCAACAAGAAGAAAAACGATCACTCCGACCAAAAGCGCGTCGATTATGACCATACAGACAAATGTCCGGGAATAGTAATACCAAAAGTCGTGTACCCACCTCATAATAAGTAGTTTTAAAGTTATGGGCAAGCATAAAAAAACGTGCCCAATCCAATCACACAGCTCTCGGAGGTGCAGCAAACAACCCAGACGTAACCGTACAACTGAACGGGCACGTATATTGTGATGTAACAACATACGAAGTCCTGTTCAGTTTCAGGTACGTCTTTCGAGTTTGCTGCTTTCCGAGACACCGAAACTGAATACTAATATTGATACCAACCGGTATCGAAAGCAAAGATAGTAAAAAGTATAAATAGTACAATAAATATAAAGCAGAATCATGGATATTCAAGAACTTACACTCAGTTATCAAGCCCGTACAAAGGCACATTTCAAATTAGTAGAAGGAATAAAGAAGAATGCTTCGCCCGATTGGGTTCCTCCTGACTATATCAAAGAGGTGATTATTCCTATACATCAGTTACTGGCGGAAAAGTTTCCTAAACATCGCGTAGAAATCCCCAATGAAAATTACGCTCTGCACGAAGGATATTTTCAGGTCAAGATAAATAAAGTGGTTATAGGCGGGCTTTCATACCCCATAGCCAATGAAGCCAGGATATATTTCACACCGCTATGTCACAAACAAGCCGTAGGGAAGCGACAAGAAATCACTTCAATAGCACAACTCCATCAGATTATCAGCAATCTATTAGACAAAAGAAAAAAACAAAACAAATAATCCCCACAATTATTATGCAACTCTCTCAAAAACACCCAAAGCCGGAAAAAGTAGAGCCTTTCAGTCATTATCTTGAAATCCTGGCACGTACACATGGGCGTCCCGAAGTATTCGATGACTTCCTGACACTGGTTATCTGCGTATTTTCCATGAAAAGAAAAGAAGATGAATACTTCCGGATTTTTCATCAATATACCAATGACGAGTTCAAGAACTTCAGCAAGGCACTCGGTTCCCTTGTAATCGAAATGGACCGTCACCAGTTTGAAGACCCTTTCGCCGATTACTTTCAGGAGGCTATCTCCAAAGGGCACAACAGTCAGTATTTCACCCCGGACTGCGTAGGAACGCTGATGTCTGCAATCACGATGCAGAACGCCATTGCCAGTGACAATAAGATATACGACTCTGCCTGCGGCAGTGGCGGACTATTACTTGCTGCTGCTAAAAAAGATCGCACCGCCTATTTCATCGGCTGCGATATTTCCGAAATGTGCTGTAAAATGGCTGTCATCAACCTTTGTCTGAACTCGTTGCGTGGAGAAGTCTGGCACATGAACACGCTCTCGCTCCAAGCCTGGCATAAATGGGAAGTGACATACATATCGGGAACTAAACTTCCCTATATCATCGAAAGGACCGTCACCAATTCCTCCCTTTGATATATGGCCGGAAAACCATATATTTGTTTCTGTTTAATAGTCATGCAGAGTCCTTTAAAATAAACACCTGTATGATAACGTATTAACAAATAACAATTCATATATAAAGAACATCCGCTCTTTCATATATAAAAACAATTAACAAATATTCCACTTCAAATAGAGATAAAAATGAAACCTTGGGAAAATGAAGAATTTGTAAAAGAAGTATATACACAGACCAAAAAGCGCTTGGTGAAGGAGTATCAAACTAACGTAATTGCCCTGTTCCATATCGGAAACCACATTGAGGCTTACATGGAAGATGCCGATACCGTTTCAGGCATATTGGATATCGCCCCCTGGACTAAAATTGGTGAAGTCCGTATGGTACAGTTTCCGGATGCCGATCTGGAAGTTTCTATCGGTAAACTGACGGATGCCGGTCTGGGAATTTCTTTGTCGGAAATCCGGGATGAAAACGGAAATTATTATTTGGATGCTTATCTGGAATCCCCGTCAGACACTCCGGATAGAGATGGTTACGAATCAGAGTATCAAAAGTTAATATCAAACAAATATAAAAAACAAACAAGATGAGTGAAGATGAAAAAATAATCAGGTGGATGATACTGGCAAAGCTCTCTCCGGTGCTTTTCATAATGCTAATTGTTTTTATCGGCATAGTGAAGGGGTGTGTAAGTGAAGAACCGGATATTGAACGCCAAAATGCCCGGCAGGAGTCAATTAAAGATGTCTATGTTGTCGATGCCGGTTACAATGGTTTCCGTATCAGGTATGGCACAGCCGATAAGGTAACGAAAACAGAATGGGAAAACATCCTTGTTGCGGACTCCATCTGGCAATTTGAAGAGCAAATGCAGAAGGATGCTCTCGTCCAATTCGATGATCTGCTCCATCTTGATATATACGAGTTCGCCCAGTTCGCAAAGAACTACGGTCATAAGGACATCACTATGGAATACATATTCGTGTCCGGTCCGGAAAAGAGGAACCTATACATCGGTCCCAATCCCAAAATAAAAAACAGTGCTGGATGGATAGACTCCAACACCAGCCAAGGCCTTCAGTGGATTGACCATAACGACATTTATTACTATAATGGGAAAGGCCCCAAAACATACCGTTATTATAAGTGCTCTTACCCCTTCGATACATCCGCTACAGATGAGCGTTTTAGCCACTTTTCAGAAGACCAGAGAGTGCGTTAAAATAAGCCCCTCCCGCCTGTATATATTGCCCGGATGCCTCTCAAAATAATATCTGTTTTTACTTGGTTCGTAAGCCCTAATGCCGTAATTTTGCTCTGAAATTGAATGTAAAAAGTTTGTAAATTGAAGGCAATAGATTGGATTATGACATAAAAAAACATGGTATTGACAGAAAAGTCACAGGTTAAGTTTACGAAATGCGAACGCACGGGAGAACTCATAGGGTTCGTCTCACGCAACGCAAAAACAAAGAAGTTGAAAGGAGTCCGTGAGGATTCAGAGTTTGGCAAACAGGTTTGCGTGCTTTCGTCCGATTTAAAAGGGACGCTTACACCAAACCTTTTGTATGATGTGGAGTTGAAAGCGATGCACCGGAAAAACGGTTTTGTTGTCGTTTCCGCAACTCCGGTATTGTTTAAAGCGCAGATCGAACTTGTGGTTATCCCCAAAATCACATATCAAATCAAGGTCATATTTGGGAACAAGGTTATATATTTTGACCCTAAAGATGGCAAAACAGCGTCCAGCAGAACTTTAGAGGGGGTGTTGAAAATTCTCAGTGAACGCAAGGATGTTGAGAACCTTGCAGAGGTCATCAAAGAATTTAATAAAAAGGCGATGACACTTATTCGCCAGATGCAGGCCGACGGCTTTTTCTTTAAATAAAATGGAATTTCCCATTGAAGGTATTGCGACAGATGCAGCTCACTCCCTTAAAAACGGAGTGACGCAATACCGGGCCGTCAACCTGGCAACCGGAGAACAACTATTCCTCAAAGACCTCGGAAATCAAACCGTAAATATAGGAGAATTTCTCGCCGTAGTTGCCGCAGCAAAATATATCATTGAGCACGATTTTCATCCACGTGTCATATACACCGACAGTATAACCGCACTCACATGGTTCACCAACAAGGAAACAGCTTCCAAGAAGCGGATGCCTGATTTGGCCCGTGCCGAGATATTTTTAAAAATCATGGCCTCTGAAACAGATAATATAACCGTTATTCACTGGAATACTCCGCTATGGGGTGAAATTCCGGCGGATTTCGGAAGAAAATAAAAGAAAAAGTTGCTTTAATTATTATTTGGAATCATGGTTCCCCTTCTGTGAAGACCGGGAACCATACATTTAATCCCTTTTACAGTATGGCAATTAAAAAAACAGAAACGAATCAATACATTCGCATAACCAGGAAAGAGTATATTTCACTGCTCGAAGACCACATGCTTGTCCGGGCACTGAAAATAGCAGGAGTCGAACAGATGCCGATTTATAAGTCTGTTCAAAGTATTCTGGAAGATGAAAGGGTTGAAATACACTCCAATCCCCAGAAATACGGTCTCCCTGACTAATTCTCAAAAGCTGGTGCTTTTCTTGCTGAAGAAAGTGTCAGCTTTCTTTATTTACTATCCTTTTTACCGCAGCGGTGGTGTCTCTAATCCTATCCTCCGTTCCTATTCCCTTCCATTCTTATGTAACATCAATCATCTTACTTATCTTTTAATGATAATCATTAATTCGCTCAAATAATCCGCAAATTATCAACGCTTTAAATTAATTCTGCCAAAACTATTTTAAAGAGTTATGGTAGATTGGAATCTTATCCATACATTTGCGGCGTACCTGAACGAAAAGGGTACAAACACCTTTCTTGAATTGAGTGCCCGGTTCCAAAGGCACGTGAGTGATAGTTACAAGGGGTTTTTCCCCTTTTCCTTCCTCCACAATATTGTAAACTGAGAGTTAACGGTGCATCCGGGCCCGTTATCACACTTCCAATTTCCTCGGTCAATATTAACTATCGCATTTTTAATCATGCAAGTAGAAGAAAACTTGAAAGAAGACATCCAGCAAGGCATGTCCGTAGAAGACCTGTTTCTTAACTCACAGGAATCGTACCAGGAAGCACAGGCGAGAGCAGCCGAAGAGAACAAATCTTTCGTCAAAACCGAATTTTTCCGTATGGAAAAGCTGGGTGTTTACCGCCTGCGTATTTTACCCGTTGCCCCCAATGCGGACGGTACAACCGACCGCAAAGCCTACGAGTATCCGGTCCACCAGATGCTCATGGAACTCGAAAAGCCAACTACAGGTACAAAAGCGCAGTACATGTACGTCTCAGTCCCCCGTGCTACCGATGCAGGTTACTCGCTCGACATCATCGACACTTATCGCAAGGCCGCCATTGCCTCAGCTAACGAAAACGGAGACGAAAAATTAGCGGAAAAGATTGCCGGAGGTTCCTTCGGAGGCGGTTTGAAATTCGGCTACGGACATGCCCTGTACGTGTATGACATGGATGAACGTACCAAAGGGCTGCAACTGCTCACCCTCAGCCATTCCCAGTTCAAGGACCTCGACGAGCGAAAATTCAAGCTCTGGCAGAAAAAACTGGCAAAGAACCCCAACTATCCGTGCCCTGTCAGTTCGGTGTACAATGCTTATCCGGTCGAGATCGAGAAGAAAAAGAACGGCAGCAAGACCGAATATCTGATTAATATCGACAATGAATCAGATACGGATGTACTCTCTAAAGAAGAACTTACAGCCTTGCTGAACGCCCCCCGCATCCCTGAGATTATTTACCGCTATTCCCGCTATCAGTTCGAGGCTACCATCGAATACCTGAAACAGTGCGACAAGAAGTATGGCCTTAGCATCATGGAGCAGGAAGAGATGAAAGAAGCCATCGAAACCCTGCGTGCCGAACTTCCCAAAGAAGACGCCAGTTCATTCACCTTCGACAAACGTGCCAAAGACTCCAAAGACAATGCGGAAAATACTGCCATCGGCTTGGACGATCTGTTCGACCGTTTCGACGAACTTCAGGAACAGGGTTTAGGAGACAAGACGGAAGAAGGCCAGGAACTCCGTGCCCTTATCCGTGCGTTTATTGAACAGGAGAAGTTAGGTGTCCGTGTCACCCGTTCCACCACTAACCGGGACCTTCTCGACTTGATTGAAGAAGCTGTACAGGGAAGCTCCCAACCGGAAGCGGAAACAGAACAATCCGCAGAAACCCCAGCAGAACCGGAGGAAGAAACACCTGCTCCTGAAGAGACTACAGGCAGACCCGAACCCCGTACCCGCCAACGCCGCAGATAAACCGGCATAATCCAATATTGTATTAATTTTCAAGGGAAAGCGTACTTGTCGTGCGCTTTCCTTCCAAACTTTTTACGCTTATGTCGAAAATAAATCCATGCGTTTTACTATTATCGGATATACACGTCTCAAAGGACAACATACCTGAATTTACGGCAAACTGGCAGGAGGCACTGGCTGTATGCGACCGGATGAATATTCAGGAAATAGCTTTTGGCGGCGATATGTTCATGTCCCGTTCTGCGCAAACATTAGATGTGTTGCTGGCTGTACACGACGCTTTGCTTTCCGCTGAAAAAAGAGGAATTAATGTCACATTAGCCAACGGAAATCACGATAAAGTCAATCAGGAAGCTATCAGAGGCTATTGTCATGTATTCGACCAACACGATAACGTTCTTGTTGCTGATGACACGGTAAGCCTGCTGGTTTCTGAGGATTGGGACTTTGTATTGCACATCATCCCTTACTTTCCTGAGAACGGGAGTTTCACCGAAAAACTGGAAAAGTTGGTTGCCACTGGTCTGGATAAGGAGCGCAAAAACTATCTGTATATCCATGAGGGGGTAAACGGAGCGTTGTCCCAATCCAACGAAAAAGAACTGTCTCCCAATATCTTTCAGATTTTTGATAAGGTTTTTGTCGGACATTACCACAATCGCTGTACCATTGACGGAACGAATGTCGAATATATCGGTTCTTCACGCCAACATAACTTTGGCGAGGACGAGGAAAAAGGCTATACCGTTATCTATCCCGATGGTCGTTATGACTTTATCAAGAACCAGGTCAACACCCGTTATCTGGTGATGGACGTTCCGGTAGAAAAAACAGGTGTCCGTCTTTCCGACGAACTGGAAGAAATCAAAGAAGATGGACGCTACCGGGTCAAGGTGCGTGTGCATACATCCAGCGCTAAAGCATCAGGTATTGACAAAGAAAAATTGTTGCAGGCGGGGGCCAGTAAGGTCGAGGTTGTAACAGAGGACCCGGAAATAACCGAAGTGGCGGGGTCCAGCCTTTTTGAGAAGTTCGACAACCATAAGATCAAAGAGACTTACGAGGCTTTCTGTGACGAGAAAAAGATTGATGATGTTGAACTGGGTCTAAGTTACCTGTCTAAAATTGAATAACCATGTGGAAATTACATAGAATTGTCGCAGAAAACTTATGCGCTTTCCGGGAGTTAGATTACTACCTGTCACAAGGAGTCACCACATTGATATTTGGAGATAACCGGGACAATGAAAGCCAGCAAAGCAATGGCTCCGGCAAATCAGCATTAATAGAATGTATTGCAGTCGGGCTTACAGGTAGTCCGTTACGAAAGATAAAAAACGAAGAGATTATCAATGATAAGGCAGACGAATGCTGGATACAGCTACAGTTTACCAATGACGGCAGCAACGAAGTATTCAATATCGAACGCCAGCTATTCCGCAAGGGGGCTTCCATTGTAACCTGCTCCATCGAACGGGATGGCAAGCCTGTAGATACGGATGAAGCGGTACAACCCACCGTGGATGCCTATAACAAGTACATTCTCGAAAAACTGGGGATTAGCAAGGACGAATTATTCAATAACTTCCTGCTGTCCAAATTCAAGTTCCAGGATTTTCTTTCTTCATCCGACCGGGAGAAGAAGGAAATTATCAACCGTTTCAGCAACGGCGTTCTGGTCGATCAGGCAATTGAGAAACTGGCAGAGGACAAAGTACCGGTAGCATCGGAGCTTCGGGAAGCCGAACTGGAAATAGCCGGTATCGACGGACGCATAGAGATGCTGACTGAACAGATAGCCACCGAAGAAAGCAACCAGGCAGAGAAAGCACGTACAAAGACTGAAAAGATTGCATCCATTCGCCAGGCCATTGGTGAGAAACATGCGTTGATACGTCAGAAAAGGAAAGAAACAGAAGCGATAGATTGCGTTTTAGGGAAACTGGAAACGGCAGACTGTAATATTCAGGAACTTGAAAACGAAGACCACTCCCTCGAAGTTTATCTTTCTAAAATCCGTGCTATTCTTTCACCGCTTTCCATCTCCCTAACGGACTGGGAAAAAGTAGTTGGTGATAAACACACCGAACTGGATGCCCTGGAAGCCGAACAGACGAAATGGGCTAATGCCCTTACCGTAGCTGAAAAAAAGGTGCATACCCTGACAACGGCACATGACCGCCTGAAATCAGAGTATCAGTCTTTTTCGGATGCTTATGCCACCAAAGTGGACGGTTACGATGAAAAGTTGAAAGCACTGGATGGACAAATAGACCGGATGAACCGGGATGCCGTACAACTCAGGGAAGAACGCCGTACCCTTTCCAAAGCGATAGAGGAACTGACTGCCCGCCTGGCAGGAACGATAACCTGCCCGGATTGCGGCTACGAGTTCCTGCTTGCTGACAGGACCTTCGATGTCGCACAAGGTACTGCCGATTTGGAAGAAAAGAATGTTACCTTTGAAAACGTCACTTCCCGGATTGCCGGTTGTGAGGCAAAAATAAGTGACATTGAAAAAGAAGAAGGACAAATCCGTACAGATAAACGCTCTCTTTCTGCTGAAAACGGTGTCTGGAACGACAAACTGGAGCAGGCTGCCCGGCAAGTCCGTACAGCTTCAAGCGAACTGGAAGAAATACGTTCCAACCAAAAAACGGTAAAAGCCTCTATTTCTTCTTTATGGACTATCCTTCAGAATATGTGTAAGCGGGTGTTCGATGAGGCTTTCGACCTGATAGATGCCACATGCAGGGAAAAGGAACAGCAAATGAAGTCTTTACAGACCGAAATCAAATCCGCAGAGAGTTCCATCGAAACGCTGGAAGAAACTATCCGGGAACTGGACGGGACATCCGTTTCAGAACTGGTCGGTTCTCTGAAAGCATCGTTGAAGGCATACCGTAAAAAATCCTCCGACGCTGTTACCCGTAAGTCGGATATTGAAAAACGTATGCAAAGGCTTGACGAGCAGGAACAGTATTTTGCACAGTTCAAAACCTATCTGGCGAACACTAAGATTAATGCGCTGGGTACGATTACAAATGAATTTCTGGAGAATATAGGCAGTGACCTCCGGCTCAAATTTTCCGGCTATACGGTGCTTAAAACAGGGAAAGTGCGCGAGAAAATTTCTATTTCCATCCTACGTGACGGCATGGATTGCGGTTCATTTGGAAAATTAAGTGCAGGTGAATGTGCGAGAACCAATTTAGCGACCATACTTGCGATGCAGAAGTTGGTTAACGCTAATTGTGAACAGGATAAGGGGTTAGACCTTTTGGTTATTGACGAATTGCTTGATGTCATGGATGAAAGTGGTCTGACCTGCACTTTTGCAGCATTGAACCGTCTGGACATCACCTCGTTGGTGGTATCACATGGCAATGTAACGGAAGGATATCCTTATAAAATGATAATCGTGAAAGAAAATGGTGAATCGAGACTTGAATAAAATATACCGTAAAACACTTATTGGAAAAATTTTTCCGACAAATCAATTTGGGAACGTGAAGATTATCCAGTATGAGAATAGAAACCTTATGATGGTGGAGTTTCTACAAACTGGAACTATATGTTCTGCTCGGTTGGATAATTTACGTGCCGGAAAACTTCTTGATCCTTTTGCCGAAAGGAAAAATAAACTGGTATTCGGGAAAGGATATTTAGGTATAAATAAAAGTGGACGACCATTCGACAAAAACGTATATAAACTTTGGTACAATATGCTGAATCGCTGTTACAATCCTAAAATGCACGCCCAAATACCGGCCTATAGACCATGTAGTGTTTGTAAGGAGTGGCTTAATTACCAAAACTTCTCCGCTTGGGTTTATTCCCAAATCAAAGAATCGAAATATGCACTTGATAAAGATATCTTGATTAAGGGGAATAAAGAATACGCACCTGACAGATGTGCAATGGTTCCGCAGGAAATTAACAATTTGTTTGAAAAGCGGGAGGCAAGCAGGGGAAATTGTCCAATCGGAGTTTACTACAATGGGGCTTGTAAGCAGAATCCGTTTATTGCTCAATGTAACAATGGTGCAGGAAAAAACAGAGTTCTCGGTTATTTCCCTTCTGCTGAAGAAGCATTTAATCATTATAAAATGTATAAGGAAACTCTGATTAAACAAAAAGCGGAAAAATACAGAGGACGAATTGATTCACGGGTCTATGAGGCAATGATGAATTATGAAGTAGAAATAACAGACTAATAATTTATGGATAAAGATACGATAAACAAAAGTCAGGTCCTGGCTCTCGACTTGGGTGCAAGAACCGGCTATCATAGTGTACGCGAAAGCGGCACATGGAATTTTACAGAAAGCAAACGTCGTAACGATAATAAGATGCACGGTGCATTCCGTACCATGCTCATCTCCTTTATCCGATGTTACGGTATCCGCCGGATTGTATTCGAAGATGTAGTTGTTAATCAGCATTTTTTTGATTTTAGACGACTGGCTGAATTACGAGGTATTCTCTTTGAAATTTGTGATACACTTGATATTCCGGAACCAGAAGCAGTCAATCCGTCCTCACTAAAGAAATGGGCGACCGGCAACGGAAAAGCCGGAAAAACGGACATGGTACAGGCTTGTATAGACAAATACAGATATACGCCTATCGACGATAATGCTGCGGATGCCTGCCATCTGTTCCATTATTATATTCGCAAATACCGTATCATGTGATACGGCTCTTTCTACAAATCACTTATCATTAATTGACGCATTAGCTGACAGATTATAGAATAGTTTTTTCCAGTAATTAAAATCTGTACGATGTGGACACCTACCCAAAGGCATCTTCCATAGAAGAAGACTCTGCCGGACGCAGGACGGAGCTGTTTAACCGTTACGTCCTGCCCCACAAAAATCTAATTTATAAACTATGCATCCGCTATTCATACTCGCAGGAGGATATAGCGGACAATTACAGTGAAGTCCTCACTAACTTTTTCAAGTATATCGAAACGTATGACCCTGCAAGGTCCATCCAGACATGGCTCCATATCGTGACCAAGCGACTGGTTGCCGACATGAACCTGCGCCGGATGAACTACAACAGGTCGGACGATATAGACATTCAGGAAATCGGTGATACCATCCCGGATGACGGTGAAGAGGGAGTCAATTGCATGAATATGGATAATTACAGCCAGTTCTACAATGATGACATTCTCAGAGCCTTGAACCAGATAAAGCCGATTTACCGTGAAGCATTATTGTTGCAGCAGGCCGGATACAAACTGCATGAAATCGTAGAAATCTCGTACCGTAACGGGAACTTGAAGACCCGCAACATAGAGACGGTGAAGAGCAGGCTTTTTCTTGCTAAACAGCAAATGCGTAAACTGGTAACCCGTGATGGAGAGGGCAGAACAGATTAAATGCACCGTCCGGGTATTTACAGCCCTGATGAGACAGCTTTCCCCCCGCTTTTCCTTTCCGAAAGGCGGGGTTGCCGCAAAGACTGTTTCATCCTGCTTGGACTCACTCGAAGCCGCTTATTCGGTAGGACTGAGCCCGGAGCGGATTGTGGATTACTGCGTGTGCCAGGTATATGCGGCAAGTCGGTACGATAAAGGTTATGTGACAGGCAAATGGAACATTACCCATTCGTTCGGCAAAAAGGCGTTGGAGAGGTTCAAAGAAACCGGTAAGGCAAAGAAGTACTACGAGGACAAATGGCTTCGGGAATGCGCCTTGTCACGCTCCATGCTGCTTTCGCTGATTGAAAACAGGGAAAAGCACCCGCTGTTCAAGTTCATCTATCCGGATTACGAAGATGCAACCAAGATGCGGATGTTGTCAAGTGAAGTCGGCTATTATATCTGTGCCGTATCGACCTTGTTATGGACCCCTTTTTCTCCCGCCTGCCGTGATTGCCTGAAAGCCGATTTGTGTAAGGAACGTACCCGAAGCCGTTACCCGGAGCTTTACCGGATACGTCTCGAAGAATATAGTAAGGAAGAATGAAACAAAAGATAAATGCGCTGAGTGTTGAATTTTTGTATGAACTATATGCCACCGCTATCAGGAACGACTATGTGTGTGGCATTCTGGTGGAGCACATGCGGAAAGAGTATTTGCCGGACAGGACATTCCAGAAAGTACAGCAGGTGCTTGCAAACCATTATAAGACCTATAAGACACCGCCATCATACTCGGTGCTTTCACAGGGCTTTACGGGAGATTATGATGCCATCGAACTGATTAACACATTCCAGGAGTTCGATGACGGAAATAACCCGGAAGTGATGGTTGACGTGTTGGAAAGTTATATAAAGGGAGTACGGTTGCAGAGTGTTTATTCCGAGGTTGGCAAACTTTATAATGAAAGCAAACAGGACGAAGCGCAGGACATGTTGAAAGCCTACGCCGAATGGTTATCCGGCTTTACTTTGAAATCCTCTGCCTTTGTGGACGTTGCCAAGACGTTTTCCAAACGGTTTGCCCAAAACAGGCAAAAGGATTTGGATGACCGGAATTCTACTTTGCCGCAAGTCACCCGCTTTTACATCCCGGATATTGACGAGCTTAACGGTGGACGTAATTTGCGGGGGCAACTGACCTGCTTTCTTGCCAGTACCGGTGTCGGAAAGTCGCACATTGCCAAATATATTGGTATCCGGGCAAATGTGGATTCAGCCTTGCACGTTCTCCATTTCCAGTTGGAAGGGTCGGAAGAAGAAGCTCTCGATGCTTATAGCGGAGGTTTGATTAGTAAGAACGCCTACTGTTTCGAGCGTGGTAAAATCTCCGATGTGGAAATGAAGCACTTTGAAAAGATGGTGGCCGGTTATGCCGGGAGTATCACCGTCAGGTCGTTTCCCCGCTTTAATTCCAGGGTGTCCACACTGGATATTAAGAACGGCATTGCGGAATACCGTAAGCTCAATAACCGTTCGCCCGATATAGTGATTATCGACTCTATGGACCTGCTCACGGATGCAAGCCGCAAGATGTGGAATGCGGAGCACGAACGTAGCAAGCGTATTGCCGTAGCGAATGACCTCAAAGATTTGGCGGCTGATGAAAAAGTCTGGATGATAGTCACCTACCAGGCGACAATTGAAAACAGGGAGTGGCTGGATGATGAGAAGAACGTGCTTACAGAGTATAATTGCAGCGAAGCCAAAGGACTCGCACGCCCCTGTACACATCTTATTTCCCTGAACCAATCATCGGCAGAACGGAAAGAGGACATCATGCGCCTGCACATTGCGAAGGCCCGTTTCTTCAAAAAAGGAGATACATTCCGCATCGCCACGGACTATGACAACGAAGTCTTTTTAGATGTGGCACGTACATTGAATTTAAGAAAATAGACAGTGGCATGGCTTTATCAAAAACAGACAAGGATTATCTGATTCGTGAAATCGGACGGGAACTCGGAGCCAGGATGGACGGGGCCGGTAAGAACCTTATTTCCCAATGTCCCTTTTGCGGGAAAGAAGGAAAATTCGGTGTATATATCGGTAAGGAGACAGAACGCAAGAAACCGTTCATGTCCCATTGTTTCAGTTGTGGGCGTTCCACTTATACTTTGGAACAACTGCTTACTGAAATCGGACGTTCCGACCTGTTTATTGCACCGACTGCCGATCTGGATGCCGGACTGGATAATACGCTGTTATTCCCCCTTGACAAAGAGGAAGAGATAGACGACTCTCTCGGTATCGTGGAGTTACCGGACTTCTATAAACGTATGTTCTCGCATCCATACCTGAAAGCCAGGGGCTTTGTATATGACGATTACGAATATTTTCCGGTCGGATGCACTGGCCGCTTAAATTTCCGCTATGACTCGTATGTCATTTTCCCTATTCTTGATGCCGGGGATATTGTCGGCTATGTAGCCCGCCATACCTTGTCGAAAGATGAGATAGACCGGCATAACAGCCGGGTAAAACGAAAAGGCGGCTACCGGATTATGCGTTTTCGCAATTCAACAGAGAATGATTTTGTAAAGCTCCTGTATAATTACGATGCCGTGATTGAAGATGAAACGGATACGGTCGTACTGGTAGAAGGTATTTTTGATGTTATCGCCCTGACCCGCAAGCTGGACTTGTATGACAATCCCCGGATTGCCGTAGTAGCCACATTCGGGAAGAAGATTTCAAGGATACAAATCTACAAGCTACAAAGCAAAGGTGTCCGGACGGTGGTCATTGGCTATGACGGTGATGCGGTAGAAGCCATCAGGAAAACAACCGATTTCCTGAACCCTTATTTCAACGTGTTCATTGCAGACATTCCGGATGCTTCAAAAGACTGGGAGGACCTGAGTTTTAGTGAGATATATCACATTTTTTCTGAACGGTTAAAAACGCCGCTCCAGTATAAACTAACTAAAGTACAAGAAAAATAATGGAAGAATTAAAAAACTGGCTGAACGCCAATAAAATAGTATTCAAACAAGTAGATGATGAAGTAGTAGAAATCGAAGGGTTCGGCAAGATGTTTCTGGCAGACCTTTCCGGTGTACAATCCATCTTTAAGGGACAGGAAGGAAATCTCCAGTTCAACTTGATGGAAAGTCCCGAAGTGCTGATTGAGGAAGGTATTTACTATATAGCATTCAGGTTCGGGCGCAACTATTACTACTATGACCTCCGCGAGAAATTCAAGTTCAATATCCTGAAATATGTAGGACAGCGGCAAGTTCCTCTAATGAGTGTTGAATTTGTAAACCTGGGCATTCATACACCCTACGAATTGTTGAACGGTTCGGGTGATCTTGCGCTCTGGGTAAGAAAGGCCCGATACCTTGGTCAAAAGGCTTTAGGCATTTGTGACCGCAACACAATGGCCGCAACACTGAACCTACAGAAAGAATGTGCCAAAGCCGGTATTCAGCATATTTTCGGATATTCGTTCACTTTGGAGCATCTGGACGAAAAGGTCGATATGAAAGTATATTGCCAGTCCCAACAAGGACTCAGAAACCTGCTGCGCATACAGAAAGAAATCATGGTTGACAGCGACACGCAGACCATCACCCTTCCCGGGTTACTCAGCCATTCCGAAGGAAACGTACTGGTACTGGGAAAACTCTCGGTTTACTGGATGCAGCAGAACCCGCACCTTGTCGCCCTATTGGAAAAGGCATTCGACAAAGTGTACTACCAGTTCGACGTAACGGAATACAAAGCGGAACGCATCGACGTGGAAGTACTGAAAGCCGCCCAATTCTTCTTCAATAACTTCTATGTCCCCGAAGCAGACAGCTTTTTGATTGAACCTATACTGATTTGTGACAACTACTATTTGGACAAGGACGATGCCCGAAATAAAATCATCCTGAACAAGATTGCTTCCGGAGCCGCCCATGAACAGAGTGACGAGCAGTATTTCAAGGATACAGACGAATTGTACGCCATGTTCCGGGCCATCTTCGATGAAACAAAATGGAACGTGGAAATACTGTTCAAACGCATGTGCCATCATACAGTAGAGATTGCAGAGAAGGCCGTAGCCCATTTTGAAACCGGGAAAATGTATATGCCCCAGTATATCATGCGACCGGATGAAATAGCGAAATATGGAACCCGGCATAAAATGTTCCTACAATTATTGGCTGAAGGGTTGGTTGCCAAAATACCGGTTCGGGAACATGCCCGTTACCAGGAAAGACTGGCAGAAGAAATCTACATCATAGAATCTACTAATAACGTGGACTATTTTTTAATACAATGGGATATGGTGCAGGAGGCACGCCGAAGAGACATCACAATCGGCATCGGGCGTGGTTCTGCCGGTGGTTCATTGGTATCTTATCTGCTGGGTATCATTTCCATCGACCCACTACAGTATGATTTGATTTTTTCCCGTTTCCTTGTGCCGGAACGATGCGGGTTGAACTGGATTGACGAAATTTCAATTATTGGTGAGGATATTCGGATTAATCCGGGTGATATATATGTTGAGGTCAATCTCAACGGTCACATCTGCCGTTTTTACAAGGATGCCGAGTTTACAATTAAACGTCGCGGAGTGCTGATGAAGGTGTACGCCGACCAACTGCAATCCGGTGACGATATTCTTCTTGACAACCGGGATTTAATCTGGACTCTAAACGAAATTGGTACATGTTAATATCAGAGGTTACTTCCAGGAAAGCGAAGCAGCCAATGACGGTCATTGATTGCTTCGTTGGCAAAGGGCTTGAACAGGGAGGGCATTCGGCTCTCCCTGATATTGATGTCGATTATGCTTCTGACCGCAGACAGGAAATCAAAGAATATTTGGAGGAACGCTATAATGTCGGTGGGAAACAGCGTGTATTCTCAGCCGGGACATTTTCAAGTTTGAAATTAAAAGCGGTGTTGAAGGACGTGGCACGTGTATATAGAGTGCCCGTAAATATAGTAAATTACATAACGGCCATCTTTAGTGATGAACAACAGGATTGGACCGATTTATTCATGCTGGCAGCAACCAACAAAAAGGTTAACAAGTTTATCCATGATTACCCTGAGGTGATTGAGGATATTCGTGCTATCATGGGACAACCCCGGTCAACTTCCATCCATGCCTCTGCCATCATTGTGACACCGGAAGAGAAAGATGGAGCACCGGCAGAGTGTTTCGACTTTCTTCCTATCCGGAAAATGGACGATCTGTTGGTGTCCGAATTTGACGGATACAGTGTTGACGAGATCGGCCTTCTGAAAGAGGACGTACTGGCAACAAAGGAATTAGCGAAACTGGGCACGGTAATCCATATTGTAAATGAGACCTATGGTAAAGATTACACGATAGAGAACATCACACAAAACGAACTGAAGGATGAAAAAACATATAGTCTGCTCACAAAAGGCTATACACAGAACATTTTTCAGTTCGCATCTCCAGGGATTACCCGGTTCATTCAGGATGTGCAGCCGGATAATATAGAGGATTTGATTGCCATTAATGCTTTATTCCGACCTGCCACCCTTGATATTGGTGCCACTGACGATTATATCCGCTATAAACATGGTGAGGTTGCTCCTGTGTATGATTTTGGTACTTATGAAGCAACGAAGAACACTTATGGAATTATGGTCTATCAGGAACAGTTCATGTCCGTAGCGCACTCTCTGGCTGGCTTTGATTTAGGAAAAACTGATTTTTTGCGAAAAGCGATTGGTAAAAAGAAAGCCGATTTGATGGAAAGTCTGAAAGTTGACTTTATTAATGGAGCTATATCAAACGGTTGCCCCGATTATGAAGCCGAAACGATTTGGCATAAGATAGAAATGGCAGGAAAGTATTCACTGAATCGCAGCCACGCGGCAGCTTATGCACTTACAGCCTATGTCGGCGCATGGCTCAAAGCAAATTATCCAACGGCATTTTATACGGTGGCACTCCAATGGGCGGATGATAAGGAAATTCCCGCCATCATGTCAGAGATGGAACAATGTTCCACCGCAAAGATTGTACCTCCTGATGTGAACGTATCCGGTATCAAATTCTTTACCGACTACGAAACGGACGAGATTTTCTGGTCTCTATCGCGCATCAAAATGTTGGGCGGCAAATCAGTAGAATACATCATTGCCGAAAGGGAGAAAAACGGACTCTTTACCTCTATCGAAAATTTCATCCACCGCATTTTCCGGTACAAGTTGAAAAAGTACCAATATTGGGATGACCCCGATAACGAACAGGAAGCAACTCGCGTCCCGGTTAACGCACTCCATGTTCGCAATCTTATAATGACCGGGTGCTTTGACCGTATTGAAAATGTAAAAGCAGTAGTGGAAAGGTATTCGCTTTTGGAACGTGCAGCAAAGGAACTGGGCTTCAAACTCTCCGATACGGACTTCCCGGCAGACCTCACCGACAAACATTACTTCTGGCAAATGCAGCAGGTAGCCCTTTCCGGTATCGGCTCAGTGGATTACCGCCGCATCTATGACAACTCGGATGCTAAGGATAAAATACGAGGCAAAGCCTCCTATATGTCGCTCCGGGACGCTTTATCGCCGGACAACGAAGGCAAACGCATCGCTGTATGTGCTACGGTGGCAGAACTCAGTGAAATTTCATACAAGGACAAGACAACCGGCGAAAAGAAGAAGTTTTGCAAGATGAAGCTGCAACAGAACAACGACCTGATGGAACTGGTCATCTGGAATGACTTCTACGCCAGCCATAAAAATGAAATCAGCAACTTAAAAGATAAAATGATTATCACCACTTGTATAGTCAAGTATAGCGAATATGCAGGGGCGAACAGTTTACAGAATTATAAAACATCGCTATTATTCAACGTATAACATTCAAACGTGAAACCAATCATCATTGCCATTATCGGGGCTTCGGGTTCAGGCAAAACCTATCTGACGAAGTACCTGAAAAATGAATTGAATGTCCCTACGGTAGTTTCTTACACGACAAGACCTATCCGTCAGGGGGAGATTGAAGGTGAAGACCATTATTTTATCACGAAAGACCAGTTACCGGCAAAAGAAGAGATGCTGGCATATACCCGGTTCGGGGGATATGAATATTTCGCATTGCACATGCAAGTGCCCGCAGCAGGCTTGTGTAGCTATGTTATCGACGAAGACGGACTGGAAGTGCTTACCCGTAAATACAGTGACCGTTATACAGTCATTGCCATAGCCGTAAAATGCAGCCCGGAAGTATTGCTCCAGCGGGGAATTGCCCCGGAACGCATTCAGCGTGACAGAGATAGAAGAACACTGACCGAGAACTACTTCGATGCCATTATCTTCAATAACGGCACATTGCAGGAGTTTGAGGAAAGCATTATCCGTGAATTTAAAAAACTATAGGTATGGCAGCACCCAAAGCAGAACCCCGCATCTATACAGGAATTGTCCTGGACTTTGAAACCTCCGGACTGGATTGCACAAAGAATGCCTGTACCCAGCTCGCTATGCAAGGTGTCCGGTTCGACACCTGGGAAGTGATAGACCGGTATGTGAAGTATTTCGCACCCTATAACAAACAGGAGATCGGCGCCACCGTCAAACGGAAGGTATTGAAGAACAAACACGAACTGGAGCAGGAAGCATCCGGAATCCCTATGGTGTACGAAGAAGCCGCATTGACCTATTCGGCCATCACAATGTACACGCTCAAATCCCAGGGAGCCGACCTGAAAGGCATTGCAACGGATGTCATCGAATTTGCCAAGCGTTGTACCCTGACCAAAGGTAAACAAACGAAACCCGTGCTGATCGGTCAGAACATCACCTTCGACATCGGCTTCCTCCAGCAATTGATGAACTACGCCGGACTGACCAAGGAATTTGAGAAAGTATTTGCAGGAACCACGGATTTCTACGGCAACTTCCAGCCGCATTATATCGACACAATAGACTTGGGAAGACTGGCATTTGCCCACGACCCGTCTGTAACCTCCTACAAACTGGAACTGACCGCCGAACGGTTGGGTATAGAACTGGATGACGCGCACGATGCCGATGCCGACGTAACGGCAACTCTGAACATTGCAGTCGTATGTTCCAACCGTTTGCGCAATAATACGGGCGGTGCCGGTACAGCAGTGCAGAAAAAGGAAAAAACGAGAGTTCACTTTAAAATTTAAGATATGACCGAGGATATTCAGATACCACAAGAAAGTGAAGAGATCGTTTCCTTCAAAAAGTCCGACCGCATGAACTACGGTGTTGTGGGATACGATGGAAACGAACTGATGGCGGTTATATCAGGCTATGACCTCAATATCAGTTTCAACATGAAGCTGATTAATTCCCTTGCCGACGCCGAAGCCTATGCAAACGGCATGGCAGACGTATTCTATCAGGCCCTTATGGAGCAATTAATAGCAGAAAAGGCAGATTTTGTAAACCCTGATACCACAGCGAAACCTATTCTTTAATAAAGAATCCACGAAGCCCGGAAGTTCTTTCCGGGTTTCTTTTTATCTAAATTATTTAATGGAAAAGAATGAAGACACAAAACTGACCGCCGCCGAGGACGAATTTTGTAACCTGTACGTTTGTGGCGGTAGTAAGTATGCAGGTCAGGCAAGCAAATGTTACATCGAAGTATTCGGTGAGAAAGTAAAATACGTCTCTATGGCGGCCAGGCGCTTGCTGGCTAAACCGCATATACTGGCACGGATAAAGGAACTTGTCGAAGAGTTGCAGCAGGAAACGGAAACGCTCGCCACGAAATTGCAAGTGGCAGAAACTCTGAAAGCGGTTATGGAGGAGACATCAACGGCAAAGTACACAGACAAGTTCGGAATAGACCTTTCTCCGGCTCCGCTCCGGGCGGTTTCCGTCAATGCAGCCAAAGCCCTAATGGAAATGTACCCCATCCGGCACAATCAGGATGCCAAGTTAAGAATAGAGGGCGAAAATGGTATTGTGTTCAATGTTATTGTTCCCACTGCAACAGACAAGCCCCATGAAGATTGATATAAACCGCCGTACAGCAGAGAGACTGATTTATATCCTTATTATCATTTTCCTTGTCATCTACGGGCTAAAGGACAGCGAGGTGGCAGCACGGATGATACATGCGGTTTCGGAAGCGTTTACTGTAATATTAACCTCATAACTATGAAGCAAGTGAAAGAATTTATTGAAAACAATTTCAGGTCCTTGATAATCGTAGTCTCATTTGTAGTCACCATGTACGTGCAGCATGTCAACAATACCACCCGTATTGTAGAGTTGACCAACAGATGTGTGACACTGGAACTTAAAATAGAAGATCAGTACGACAGGATTGATGCTATTAAACTGGATAAGGTGGTCTATGAAACGACCATGCAGCAGTTTACCACTATGCAAACCGATCTGCGTGAAATGCGGTCGGATATCAAGGAACTACTGAAAAACAAACGCTGATGATAAAAGGATTTCTTTTGACCGTCTTTCTCCTTTATTCGGTGCAGTCGGCAGAACACCCGCCATCACCGCCAGAGCTTGCCGTAGAGACGGATTTGTTTGATGAGGCAGTAAAGTGTATCAAAAAGTATGAAGGCTGGCATACGGCAAAAAATTACCCTTATGTGGGCTATGGACACCGGTTGTTACCGGGTGAACATTTCAGGGCAGACATATCGGAAAGTTTTGCAGACTCACTGTTAAGGAAAGACCTGCGGCAGAAATGCAGTGTTTTCCGGCATTTTGGCAAAGACTCGTTAATCTTAGGGGTGCTTGCCTACCATGTGGGAGAATATACGCTGCTCGGTCACGGCAAACGACCGAAAAGTAAATTGATTGAAAAGTTGGAATCCGGCAACCGGGATATATATCACGAATATATTTCTTACCGCAAATACAAAGGTAGGGTAGTTCTATCCATAGAACGCCGCCGGAAAGAAGAGTTTGAGTTATTATTCGATAAAACAAAATCAATTAAAATCAGTAAAGATGATTAGAGAAGGAAGTAACGTAGTGATTGTCCAGTCCGAAGAACTCTCCGGCATGAAGTTGTCAGAGCTTGCGGGCAGAAAGGGAGTCGTAACGGAAGACATGTGTTCCCAAAAACGAACGAACCGGGGTTATATGGTGCATTTGACCGAAGGGGTCTATATGGAAGAGGAAGAATGGTTCATTCCTTTCACGTCCGTAAAAATGGAAGATGATAAGTAAGTTAAACCAGTGGTTGCTGGTTTTCGTATTTATCCTGGGAACTGCCAGTTATGTACTTTATGAAAGAGGCAACCGTTTCGCCCGTGAACGTGACAAATACCAATCGAATACGAATGCCTTGCTTTCAGATGTCAAAAGGATGCAGATTGATTCGTCCACTATGGCATTGGACGTAAAGACGCTCAGGTTGACTTTGAGTGAATACGAGCAATACCGGGCTGAAGATGTTGCCCGTATAGAAAAGATGGGTGTCCAAATTAAAGACCTTGAAGCCGCCGGAAAGCATAACATTACCGTAGATGCCCCCATCCAGGCAGAGGTCAAAGACTCGGTAGTCATTCGTGATACGGTGTCGGTCTATGTCCGGACCGTTAAAATGGATACCCCACACTTGAAATTGGACGGAATAATCGAAAACAACAAATTGACAGGCAAAGTATTTCTCCCGGTTAACCTGCAACAAGCGGTATGGCTGGAATACAAGCACAAGTTTCTATGGTGGCGGTGGGGCGTTAAGGCCGTGCATCAGACAATCAGCAGCGATAACCCTCACGCGCAAATTAATTATTCAGAATTTATTCACATTCAAAAAAAGTAAGCTATGTTTTGGAAAAGATCATTCAAAGGAAAAATCGAGAGTGCCAACCGTGTATTCACCGCTACTATTGAAAAACTACGTGGCATCCAGGCAGACATGACCGCACAAATAGACAAGAACCAGGCAAAAATGCAAAAACTCTCTGATGACAATACCGAACTGGAAGCCATGAAGCAGAAAGCCGCCCGTCAGATTGAGGAAATCAGTAAGTTTATCGCATAATGGCAGAACTGGAACTCTACGAACACGAACAGTTCGACCCGAAGTGGACCAACAAGCATTGTGTCCCGTATTACAACCCCCATATCAACAAGTTCTACGCCAAGTCCATCCACGATGGCAACATTATCAGAAACTCTTATTGTGACACCTTACGGGGTTTGAGACGTAAAATGAGGGAGTATTCCATTAAATAAAACATAAGTTCATTTTGAAAAGAGGATAACCAAAGATGATTTTAGTTACCCTCTTTTTTAACCTCTAATTATTATAGTTCCATTTCAAGCAAAACTATATTTATTTAAGTATTTCTTCTATATTACCACTAATAAACAATTTTATTTCTTTGACCTCATCAAATACCCCATTGGGGAGACAATAGTCTCGAAGTATTTTTAAAATAGAAAAATATTTCATCTCTTTATATAAAGTATAATTCATAGATGAATATTTGTTTAAATCAGAAGGAATCTTATCTTT